TTGGTTTAATTATCAAGTTATAGTAAATATAAATGATTAATACTATGACTATTAATAAAACAAATAACGTCATATTTTCAATACATACCACACCAGGAATACATTTTTTACCCATAGCTATAAAATATACGTGGATTTTATAGCTACAGTAAATGTTATAGAAAACCCTAAAACAATCCTGTAAATAAACTAAATGGATTCAAATCGACCTTTAAATCTATATTCCATTTTGGAAATGGTCCAGGATTGCATTTATAACAACGCTTCAATATATCGTCTGAGTAATGTATTATATGGATACCAGTTAAATCAAAAAACGCACAGTCGGCTGCTTGTATTTTGTCCCAAGTATATTTTTCCCATTTTTGAATACCAAGTATCCATACTAAAAATCGTATAGGTAAATACAACGTTTGTCCTATAATTTCTAATAGATACCAAAAGAAACATTGCCTAAAATTCATAAACATTTCTAACCCGCATGTTATATTCTTAAAAGACCATGTGAATACTGAACCGAAAAATGCAAACACCATAAAAACTTTTTTGAAAATACTAAACACGCGAGTAATTGTGCTGATTGTAGTTCTCGAACTTTTCTTATGTCTCATTTCAGCTTTAGATTCAAGCATAGCAGTATTTTTTGTAGCCGTAGCTTGTGCAGACGCTGCATTTTTCGTGGCAGTAGCTTGTGCGGTTGCAGCATTTTTCATAGCAATTGCTTTTGATGCTGCTGCATTTTTCATAGCAATTGCTTTTGATGCTGCTGCATTTTTCATGGCAGTAGCTTGCGATTTAGCAGCAATTGCAGCGGTTTGCGCTTTTGCTGCTGCTGCTCTTGCCATTGTAATTGCATTTGTTTTAAATGAATTCACAGTACTTTTAAGGTTTGTAGCCATAAAGTTTAATTGACTCCTACCATCTTGAACTTGATCGGTAAGCATATTTGGCACGATTACATCAGGCGGTATTGTGAAAGGAGGAATGCCTTCACGAATTGGTTTTTCTTTAAACAAAAAGTACACAAAAAATGTAATAATAATAATACCTAAAATAGATACAAAAGTTTTGTATTCCAAAGATAATTTATTCATTATAAATATTATGATAATCTACTATAATATCATAATATAATTTTTGCATTTTTGCCATATATGTTATTTATTTACCACTAACTTTACTTTCAATGTTCTCAAATTGACTCATAAATTTTTCAGCTTGAGTTAACATTGGTTCTAATGTTTTCATGTTTTCCATTAGTTTTTTTTGGGTTGATATTAATTGTGCAGTTTGATCTCCTAAAACGTCTAAACCTTCAATTGGAGATGAACTTAGACTTGTCGCTTTTTTTGCTTTTAAATCAAATGATTCAGTTGTTTTTGGTTTTTTATTTTCAAGACTTTCTACATGTTTTTCTTTTTCTTCTGCATTTTCAAGACTTTCTACAGGTTTTTCTTTTTCTTCTTTTTCTTCTTCTTCTTCTGCATTTTCAAGACTTTCTACAGGTTTTTCTTTATCTTCTTCTTCTTCTGCGTTTTCAAGACCTTCACTTAAACGAATTCTACTACCAGATCTTAAAATATTTGTAGCTACAATTGCGACAACTAAAATTACCATCATATTTTTACTAAAAAAAGATGTTAAATAACCAACTAATAAGAAAATTAGAATAAAAACATATTCGCGACCTACAGATAAAACAAGTAAGTCAGCTACTGCTAAAAATAATACAAAATACATTACATAGCAATTATGTAATAATGCGCCATAGTTCAATTTTAAAAAAGTCTTTTGTGCAGACTTTAACATATTTCCAACTTTTGTCTTTGCCATGATTTTATTTATAGATTATATTCATATTTTATTACAACTAAAGTATCATAAATAATACCGTATAATATAAATCGCAAAAAAAATATAATATATTCACAAACAAACCATTTATCCAGTATCTACTAAATATTTTTTATAAATCAGTTAAACGTATATATTATAATATAACTATCAAAAAGAAATCTAGTATATTTTCTATACTATCTAGGAAAAATGTCAACCTCTGCAGAAGAACCAATTCTACACGAATCAAATGATAGATACACCATGTTCCCTATACAATATAATGATGTTTATGAAATGTATAAGCGTCAAGTCGATTGTTTTTGGCGTCCAGAGGAAGTTGATCTTTCTCGCGATTTAAATGACTGGGCAAACCTAAATGATGATGAAAAACATTTTATTAGTATGACTCTCGCATTTTTTGCTGCGTCAGATGGAATTGTTATGGAAAATTTAAATGTTAACTTTGGAAATGAAGTTCAAATTGCAGAGGCCCGTGCATTTTATAGTTTTCAAAGTGCAATGGAATCAATTCATTCTGATATGTATTCCATTTTAATCGAGACTTATATCAAAAATCCAGAAGAAAAAATGAAGTTATTTAAATCATTGGAATATTTCCCATGTATTCAAAAAAAAGCAGCATGGGCTCAAAAATGGATGGGCGACAAACGTTCATCGTTCGCATCAAGGTTGGTAGCATTTGCTTGTGTAGAAGGTATATTTTTTAGTAGTAGCTTTGCATCGATTTATTGGATTAAAAAACGCGGACTAATGCCAGGATTAACTCTATCTAACGAATTTATTTCTAGAGATGAAGCATTGCATACTGAATTTGCTATTTTACTTTATAGTAAATTAAACAAAAAAGTGAATAAGAAACGTGTAATGGAAATTATTAAAGAAGCTACTGAAATCGAAAAAGAATTTATTACCGATGCTTTACCATGTAGGCTGATCGGAATGAACGCTAAACTAATGACACAATACATTGAATTTGTAGCTGATCGTCTTTCTGTCCAGCTTGGATACGATAAGATATATAATTCGGCAAATCCATTTGATTTTATGGAATTAATTAGTGTAGAGACAAAAACCAATTTCTTTGAAAGAACCAACTCCGAATATGCAATGTCGAATTGCAAAAAAGACGATAAAATTTTCGATTTTAATGTTGATTTTTAGTATAATTACAAAAATTGATTGAATAATATTTTTCATATATTATTCAAAATAGAGCTATAAAATGCAAATCAAAGTGCTTGTCGATATAATTGAATATGAAGATTTACAAAAGATTTTAGATTATTATAATTCAAATAAATCAATTGATGAAGAACCATTAGAAGTATTAGATCGTTGTGAAGGTGGATTCAAAATAGCAATTCCTTACATGAAAGATATAATGTGTGATATGAATCGAAAAATAAAACAATTACGATGGAGTAAAAAATATTTAGTTCCAGAAACATACATAAATTTTACAGAAAAAGAACAAAAATTATTATATGATTCATTAGTTTATGCATTAGGTAATGAGAATGTAATATTAGTGTAATAAATAATATAAAGTGTATTGATTATATTATTATTACAGTGATAAATGCCAAACTGGTGTTATAACTCAACTATATTAACATGTCCATCTAAAGACGTATATGATAAATTATTAGACGCAATAAAAAATAACAAATGGTTTCAAAGTTTCGCACCACTAAATTCAGAAGAAGATTCCGAAGATGGATGGGACTATAAATATGCCGTAGCTATATGGCATACTAAATGGCCTCCGCATGATTTAGAGATTGGAAACGAAGATGATACTAATTATGTAATCGAATTGTCATTTGATACTGCTTGGAGCCCACCAACTGGAGTATATAGCATAATGAACAAAAACTTTTCGATTGAAACCACATCTTATTATTATGAATTAGGATGTGAATTTTTCGGAAGATGTATATATGCAGGTGAAGGTGAGATGGATGAAGTATTTGACATGCCATCCAATAAAGAAGAATTAGCAGAATTACAGAAACAAATTGATAGTGAATTAAACGATTTCATGTCATCTACATGGGAATCTCTGGAAGAACAATGGGAACAGGAGGACGTAGATGAGGACGTAGATGAGGACGTAGATGAGGACGTAGATACAAACACCGAATAGATTTTATAATTCTATAGGAATTTCATAAATCTTTTTAATATAATTTTCAGCATTCTTTGATACTTTTTCTAATGCAAAATCATGATATTTAATTATTTTTGTTAAATGAAACAAAGTAGCTGTTTCAATACGTGAATCAATATCAGCCTGTGTAATTCTTGGAGCTGTATCAACTGGTATTTTAAATCCAGGAATATTCAAAATTTCTTTTTTAGCTGCATCTAATTTTAATTCTTTTACTTTATCTGATAAATCTTTCTTTATGTTTTTGTCAGGATTCTTAACCTTATCAGATGCTCGCTGAAACCTATTTGCTAATTCCATATTACGGTCGCCTCTACCTCTCTTGTAATTTATTTCTCTTTGTAAATTATTCTTATATGAAGAAAATACTGAAGATAGAACTTTTTTAACTATATTCTTATTCATACTATCTTGAAGTCGTTTAGCGCCTTCATACCAGCTATTTGCTTCATTTTTGTAATTTTGTGAAATTTGTCTTAAATGAATCTTGTGTCGCTCTATACGGTCAATCTTATCCACTCTTTCTTGGTACTTTTTTGAATTATTTAAAATTTTACTAACATCTGTCTCGGGTTGATCCATTATTGGACGGGCTGGATAATTCATTATTTTTGTTAAATCATCTTTCATTGGTTTTATCAAAGAACCGTCCATTAATTGTTGCAATGTTTTACTAGGAACATATTCATTTTTTGTTAAAATTATCAATTCCTTGTCTTGTTTATATAGAATTGGATAAAGTCTTTTAATATTATCTAAAATACTGTTTTTAGGATTCATTTTAACTTCAATCGGTTTGTATGTAGGGTCATAAATAGTCATTGCTTTTTCGTGTTTTTGAACGTTCGAATAAATTTCAAATAGAATTATCATTTTATCTGAATCCGAAGTTTGTCTAATATCCTTAACCATTTCGGGCATAGGATTCAGGTAATCAACAAACCCTTCTTTTGTTTTTGCGGCCGAACTTCCCATAGAAAAAATTATGATTATTACTAATAATAATATTATAATAGTGTTGAACATACTACTATATCTACTATATCTATACAAATTTTTTGTATAGTAATATGCATATAAAGGTTTATCTATGTATAACAATAGTCTGTCCTTTACATAAATAAAATAGATGTGTGGTATATTTGCATTACTAAATAATGAAAATTGTATTCCAGACGATTTGATTGAACGACAATTTGAAAAAGGCAAAAATAGAGGCCCCGAATTCTCTACATTACAGAACGTATCATTAAAAACAAAATTTGGATTTCATCGATTAGCAATTAACGGCCTAAATACTGAATCAAATCAACCTATAAAAATTAATAATATAACTCTCATCTGTAACGGAGAGATTTATAATTATAAAGAATTATATGATTTATTACCAGATATAATCCCGAAAACTGACTCGGATTGTGAAATTATAATTCATTTATATGAAAAATTTGGAATAGAATATACATTGAAAATACTCGATGGTGTATTTGCATTTGTATTATTGGATGATAACTATAATTCGACAGAATCTAAGATATTTGTAGCAAGAGACCCGTATGGTGTAAGACCATTATATTTTTTAAAAAATAAATTATTTGGAATGCAAAACACAAATGAAAATATATTGGGATTTGCATCAGAATTAAAGGTATTACACGGATTATGTAATAACAGAATAAAAATAGAAAATGCATATGATATTGATCAATTCCAACCAGGAACATATAGTGAATATTATTTTATTCATAAAGTCCTATCTTATTGGAAACCATTAAAAGAAAATGTGAAATATCATTCAACTGGATTCACTGAATTAATTAGCTTTGATAGTACACATAATCATACCAATGAATTAAATGATATCCTAAAAAACATTCAAAAATATTTTCGATTGGCTGTTCAAAAAAGATGTTGTAATACTGAACGCCCGATTGCGTGTTTATTATCAGGAGGATTGGATAGCAGTTTAGTCGCCGCTCTGGTATGTGAATTTCATAAAAAGAACAATTTACCCATGATAGAGACATATAGTATAGGATTGGCCGATTCAGAAGATTTAAAATATGCGAAAATAGTTGCAGAACATTTGGGAACAATTCATACAGAAATTATATTGACTGAAGATTTTTTTTTAAGTGTTATACCAGAAGTAATATACGCGATTGAGAGCTATGATACGACAAGTGTTCGTGCAAGTATTGGTAATTATTTATTAGGTAAATATATTTCTAAAAATAGTGAAGCCAAAGTAATTTTTAATGGCGATGGGTCAGATGAATTGATTGGAGGATATTTGTATATGAGTTCCGCACCAAATGCAATTGAATTTGATAAAGAATGTCGTCGTTTATTAGATAATATATATGCATTCGATGTTTTGCGTTCTGATAAATGTATATCATCTCATGGTTTAGAACCAAGAACGCCTTTTTTGGATAGGGCTTGGACACAATATTATTTGTCTATTCCACCACAATATCGATATCATTCTGGTGATTTTTTTAGACACCCATATAAACACATGGAAAAATTCTTATTACGGTTGGCATTTTCACACGAACATAACGAAAACACACATTTATTACCTGAAAAAGTATTATGGAGAACAAAAGAAGCATTTAGTGATGGTGTAAGCGGTCAAAATAAGTCATTATATGTTATAATTCAAGAACGTATTGATACAAAGGTAGATAATTTTAAAGGTTTAAAATTAAAATACAATGCGATGAAGGAAAAAATCGATTGTATAAATACACCAAACACTTCGGAACAAATATATTATCGTATGCTGTTTGAAGAATATTATCCTGGATATGCGAATGTCGTTCCTTATTTTTGGATGCCAAAATATGTTAAAGCAACAGACCCAAGTGCTCGAACTTTAGAAATATATAAAGATAAAATGATGTAGAATTTTACATTTTTTTCTAATTATAATACATAAAAAATGGAAAACGGGCGAATGATGTTGTTGCATTCTTTGGTAATTGGTGTTTTATTATACATCTTTATGTTTTTTATACTTGGTCAAAGACAAATTGTTGCTGAAAATAGAAGTATTTTGTTAGCAGCATTAATATTAGTATATATGATTTTATTTGGTCATGGATTACCAAGATCAATAAATAAAAATTTATTCTAAAAATAAAGAAAAATAAAGAAAAATAAAGAAAAATAAAGAAAAATAAAGAAAAAATAAAAATTTTTTATGTATTTGAATATTATATAATTTATAACTAACTATGTCTATCATTTTTGATAATTCGAATAGTTATATAAAAAACCCAACTCAAATGGGTATTACTGATAAAGGAGACGATAAATCAATTGATGCCACGCTTTCTGCATTCAAACAATATAATAATGCTTTATATTCTGGAAAAACTAGTGCTTTTAATATAGATACCAAAGGCGAACCATTGGGTAATCGTTATTTTTCAAAAGTAGATGGGATTTATAATGAGGACGGCGAAAAAACAGATAGATATGTATCCGTGGATAATATGAAATATCCAAAAGATGTAGATCGTAGACTTAATTTACAAAATACGGGATTATTGTATTCAGCAAAAGCTACAGTTGATAGTATTAATCCATATTCTTTATTAGACAGCGATAAAATGGTAGAAGTAGAAATGAAGAGTAATGCAGATGGAGATACTGTTCGCCAAACAATTGGTATAGGTGATTATAAGAAAATGGATTGTACTGCTTTTCCAAATCGTTGTAAAACGTATAAAGGAAAAAGTGGATGCGAACCTTGTTTTGTTAAAGAAACACTTAAAGAAGATATGCATGACATGTCAAAATCTAAAACCGAAGATAAAACACACTGTAAAACATGCGACGATATGAATAAAAAATTGTATTATCACGATATTGGAATATCGAGGTCATATCCGTTATATTTATATGATATTAACGAAATCCAATATGATGACAATGATTATTCGGATAAAGATTCTGTTGTAGATAAAGAATCCGAGAACGATGAAAAAAAAACCAATCAATCCGTTTTAACATTTTACTTAGGCGGATTAACTATAGTAGGTTTATATATCGTTTATCGTTTTTTGAATAAACATAAATAAATATTTACATACATTTTGTGATAAATATTTATATGCGTGCTTATATTCTGTATCTTTTATAAATTTCCAGTGCGACTAATCCACCAAATACTTGTGATAGAATATATGGAATTAAATCATATGCCGGAATTTTATTCAATGAAGCCATTACCACAGATACTGCAGGATTGAAATGTCCTCCAGATATATTTGAAGCCAGTAATATAACTAATGCCAATGATGCACCAATTGCTAAAGGATTACCTGTAGCTAAAATTACATAAACAAAAAAAGCAGTTCCTACAAATTCAACTAAATATTTATTCATTTTATTATATATTTATATATGATAAAAAATTAACGACGTCTTACATGCATTAATGGAACATAATCACCATTATTACGATCACCGCCATTTTTCAAATCATTGTAATTTTGGTTCATAGCACGCTGTTTTCTGTATCTGATATAGTCAGATGAATCTGGAACAAAACGCGTATTACAAATGGATGCAGGAACACCTGTAGCATCACATTGTTGAGGGATAGAACCGATTGATTGTCCTCTGCCGGGTTTATCCGGATTAACTTGATTTGAACCTCCACATGAATAATTTTGTCTGTTTAAAAAATCACCTAAATTATTAACAGCGCGAAATTCGCCAATGGCTCTTTTTCTGCCATTGTACGTTCCAGTAGCAAATGGGGTATTCCAAGCTCTACGTACGATTCTACGACTCATTGCTTGCTCGGAACTCTTAAAATTATTAATTGTTTGTTGCGGAGAATATCCAGTATATGGTCCGCCTAAGTTTGTTTGTACAGTTTCTGCATTAAGTGGCGCAATTATTGTCGTCATTATTATACTATATACTATTATAAGGATATTTTTCTTAGGAATTTTACTATAATTAGTAAAATAAAATATGATGGATTTAATTATATAATTATTATGTATATATGGATAGATCGCAAATAATACAAAAAATACGACGACCAAATAGACTTGGTCATTTATTTACTAGAAGACGTTGGAATAAACTAAGAGATGCCGTCAAAAATAAAATGTACAAAAAAAACGAAAATTCATTGAATAACATAATACATCAAGCTAATGTGAATGAAATTGACAATACAACATATGTTCCTACTGAAAATATTCGATTTACAATTGAAGATGAACCTTTAACAAATGCTACTATATTTAATCCTTCACAAAATATTGATAACTATGGGTATAATGAAAATATAAATTTAGGAGAACCTCTAAAAATAGGAAAAGTTGAAGGAGATATAAAAAATACGTTCTTATCGCGTATAGGATCAAGTATTATGAGAAGACCCCAATTACCACCAATTGAATCAATCCCAGTTGAACGTTCCCCTGAAAGACGTATTAATAGTAAGAAACGCGCTGGTTCTAAACTAAACCAAAAAATGTCTTCTAAAAGAAAAAATAAACACATTCGAAAAACATACAAAAAGAAAATGTATAAAATATAAAATCCAAAGTTATACATATGGACGACATTGAACCAAATGGATATACAAATGAAGATACAAATATGATTCAAAAATCAATGAATCAACATGTGGATAAACTTACTTTGGAGTTTTTAACAAACAAAAGCCAATATAATAAATATTTATCTAAATCTGATCCGAAGAAATACGAAGAACATATGGATCATTATCGAAAAATAAATAAATACAAAGACCAAATCATGCAAATTACGAATGATTATTGCAATAATCCTAATACTCAAATTACAACCCATTTAGATGATATGTTCAATGATTATGTAAGAAGTTGTATTCAATATTTCGAAATGAAAGAATTGGAAAATATAGATGACTCTTCCAATGCCGCGGACGAAGATACTTTATTTTTGAATATAGACGACAGCCACCGCCATAAAGAACCTACCAAATCATTTTGGGGTAAGGGTGCGAAAAAAACGAATTATATGAATTCTGACTTGAGAGCTTTTTCTGGAAAAAGATGAAAAACGCGGTTGTCTTGAGAATAATGTAGAAAAATTGAAATGAACAAAATACAAATAATTATAGGTATAAAGTACTATTATTATTATACAAGATGCAAACAAGATCCGGAAAAGTTTATAGATACAACGTTTCTCGTCCTACTTTGGAAAAGGTTGAACCAAAGGTTCAACCAAGAGTCGAACCAAGAGTCGAACCAAGAGTCGAACCAAGAGTCGAATCCAAACTCGATCCAAGAGTCGAACCAAATAGAAGCACAAGTACTCTTCTAACAAGAGTTCCATCGGGATTTATTACTCCAACCAGAATCTCTGATGAGCTTGCTAAATTCTTAAAGGTGCCAGTTGGAACTCAACTTACTCGTGTTGATGTAAGTAAGTTAATCAATGGATATATTAATGTTAACAAACTTCAAGATAGTAAAAACGGCCGCATAATCAATCCCGACGCAAAACTTCGTAAGCTTCTTAGAATACCCCCTACCGATGAACTTACCTACTTCAATATGCAAAAGTACATGAAACCTCATTTCATACGCGATTAAATTCTACTATATAAAAATTTTATACAAAATAACCAAAAAACATAAAAAGTAAAAAATATCTTGAAACTTAGAAAAATTGAAATATTTTTTAATGAATAACATGAAATACAATTAACGAATAATACAATAAAATGAATACTAACACCAACGTTCCAGATACTAAACCACTAACACGCAAACAAAAAAGATGGCGAAGATATAGACAATATTTAAAACAGAAGAAATTAGAAAAAAAACTAGAAGATTATTTTGACGACGATTTATATGAAGATCTTTTATATGATGATAATGGATTATCTAGATTATGTGGACAAATCTATGCTGAAAGAAATAGCGAAACCCATAAACAAAAAATATATGATGAACTAGATAAATTTATCTCAGAAAACGAACCTGCAGAGAACATAAGACAGTTCGATATTCCAGATAGAGATTACTGTGACGGTAAAAAAATGTATAACAAAATGAAGAATGACCCATCCCCAAAATATGAAATATTCGGGTCGAATGGTGGTGGTTATACTTGTTTCTGCTTATATAAATCAAAAGACCAAAATATGTATATAATTAAGGTTGTTCAAACCGATACCGATTATGTAAAAGATTATGTAAAAATAGAAAATGAAAATTTATTTGATTAATAAAAATGTATATATTGAGAACTTTGTATATATTGTATTTTTTTATGTTCTCGATTTTAGTAATATATTATATAACAAATTTTATATTATGTATATATATACTGTAATATAAAATGTATTCATTTTTTGGAAACAATAAAAAAACGAAATATAATAAAAAAACAAAAAATCAAAAAAAAAATAATAAAACTAGAAAAATAAACAAAATGAATTGTAGTCCAGCAGTCGAAGGGAAAACGATTCGTTCAGATAGTTGTCTAACACCTGAAATTTTATATAAAATAAAACGCGCATATAATAACGATCATTTATCCGAACAAATTACAACTACAAACCCGTATGAAATTTGGGTAGAACTAAAAAATAGATTAACGCTTTGCGATAAAGAAGATTGCTGGTTAAAGCAAATCGACGATATTGAAATGCGTGAAAATATTTATGCGCATATTTTTGCTCCAAAACAACCGCCTGAATGGAAAGACGATAAAAACGCTTGGCTTACTAATTTTGATATTATGGATGTTCTCGAACAATATGAAGAAAAGTATACAAATTTTAAATTGATTGGAACCACGTTTATTGACTTTGATTCTAAAATGCAAAACACGAATCGTTGTGTAGAAGAAAAATTATGCAAATTTTCATTAAAAGAACATATTGATAATAAAATTACGAAAATCGGAATTGTATTTAATTTAGATGAACATACGGAAGATGGTTCTCATTGGGTATCCATGTTTATTGATATTAAAGATAAAATTATTTTTTATTTTGACAGTGCTGCGAACAAAACACCGAACGAAATGAAACGTTTAGTAAAACGTATTATAGACCAAGGAAAAAAATTAAAGAAACCGATTTATTTTAAATATTATGAAAATTACCCACTAGAACATCAAAAGGGAAATACCGAATGTGGGATGTATAGTTTATTTTTCACAATAACAATGCTTACTGGGAAAACAGATGATATTAAATTTAAGAATACGCGTGAAAAAATCGATTTTTTCAAAAAACATAGAATACCAGATAAACATGTTGAAGATTTAAGGAGTCGTTATTTTAATCCTTAATTTCATGATATAAAGAAATAAATATATATATTAATTAAAAATCATGGATGCTGAAAATAAACAATCATTCAAATACACTGCAATCATTGTTGAGCCACGTAAACATAAAGCATTAGAATTTGTATTGAATAATATATGTGATTGTTTATCGGATGAATGGGGAGTTATATTATTTCATGGTAAAAATAATACTGAATACGCTGTTGAGATAGTTGATAGATTGAATATTATATTCAAAAATAGAATTTTATTGGTCAATTTATATATTGATAATTTGAATCAACTAACATACAGTCAGTTATTAGTTAATAAAAATACAATATATGACCATATTGATACAGATATATTTATAGTATTTCAAACAGATTCAATAATTTTAAAAGAAAATGCACACATGGTAAATGAGTATTTGAATTACGATTATGTTGGATCGCCATGGTTAATGTGTGATTATGAACCGACAAAAAACTGTGATTTTATTGGAAACGGTGGTTTTAGTTTAAGAAATAAAAAGAAGATGCTTGAAATTATGGAAAAAATACCATACAATAACGAAAACGAAGATTTGTATTTCAGCACAAACTATGATAATATTTTGATTAATAAACCTACATATGAAAAAGCATTGGAGTTTTGTCTGGGGGAAGCGTATAATTATGAAACTACGTTAGCCGTTCATCAATTTTGGCCTGGGGATTTTAGAACAAATGATAATCCTAATCATTTTTATCACAATTTAGTAAAAAAATACAATGATTGTGCAATCTTACTGACTTTACAAAGCGAATTTTAGAAACCATGCCAAAAACGTCGAATAAGTCGTTTTTTTAACCCTTAATTTCATGATATTTACCTTCTTTACCACACATATGATCGTATGATCTTGATATAGAACAATCTATATATGGTTTACTCTTATTTTTTCCATTCACCAAAAAATAACCACTGTATTCTTCGCTTGGAAACAATGAACATTTACCAAATTCACTAAAAGTAAAAAAGGAATCTTTTGTATAATATTTACACTCAATGCATATTTTTGGTTTAATTTTGTGTTTCAAAATTGGCGATACAGTATCGATAATTTTAACAAAATTCTTCATTTTATTATATTAGAGATAATTTTTTATATAATTACATACAAATTATATGAAGACAAATTATTTATTGGTATTATTGGAGGAATTACGATAATTGCAAGTGGGATTCCAATATACAATTATTTTGCCGGATATTAGACATAAAGAAATGATGAATAAAATCAATGGATTGATTGAAAAAATTAGAAGATAAAATAGGAAAATAATTTATTTATAATTATATATATAATGAAACGAACTTATAAAAACCGAAAATATAAAAAAAGAACAAATAAACGCAGAAAAAGTGTAAAAAATAATAAGAAAAATAGTAAAAAAATAAAGGGCGGAGATTCGGTTGATATAGTAGCATATAAATCGTTGATAAAAGACCCTGATTCCGGTTCAGACTTATTTAATTATAAAATAATTTCAAAAAGAGATTTTCCAAAAACAATAGTAGATACAATAATATATCAACCTTGGAGAGACGTAGAGGAGTCAATCGAGGAAATAAATAAGAGTATGGAACTAAACAAAACCGAATTTGAAAAGTATCCTGATCCTCCTGAAGACACAACTACAATTGAAATAGAATATGATAAAGATAGACTTACATCACCAACAATAAAGCCTATACATTCACGACCTCCATAAATTTATATACAATAAATAAACATAAACATATATTATATATTGTATATAATATATGTATTTTGCATACATTGCTTTATTCATATCAATAATCATTCAAATATATAATTCAATGTCTCGTCGTGTTGTTGGTATTTTACCCAGACTTACTTTTTCCCAAATAGTTAATAAAATAGAAAATACAGCGAATCAAATAATTATTAATAACCATGAAAAAACACAATGTACCAATTTCAATGATAAACAAAAACTATTTTATTTGGAGAAAAATGATTTTATTAAAGATAAAAAAATGATATCAATTTCTCCTGCTGGTTTCAAAGGATTTTATTTATTAGGCATTATTACATACATTAAAGAACATTACGATTTATCCGAATTCATTTTTTCAGGAGCATCCGCTGGAGCGTGGATTTCAATCTTATTATCATACAAAGGAGATACTACAAATTTGTTTTCAAAAATTGTGGGAGAAAATACAGTTTTTCCAAAAGGTTTAACTATCCGCGAATTTGAACATAAAATAAAAACCAATATATTAACTAATTTTAATGAAAGTGATTTTGATTTAAGACGCGTATTTATTGGCGTAACTACAGTTAATAATATTAAATTACAAACAAGTATTTATTCTAATTTTAATGATTTAGAAGATGCGTTAGATTGTTGTATTGCCAGTTCGCATATACCATTCATTACCGGAGGACCTATAAATAAATACCACGATATTATATCTTTTGATGGTGGATTTAGTAAATATCCGTATTTGGATATAGTTAAATCTTCTCTTCATATTACACCAAGTATATGGAGACCGAATGTACCCAGTAAAAGATATATTAAAAAATTAACTGATTATACTACTCTTTTATCCAAAGATAAATACAATTTTATGGAATTATTCGAAATGGGATACAATGATACCAAGAATAACTCAAATATATTAGATACTCTATTCTATAATTCCCCGAATACGGATTTTATTTATGAAAATGAGAAAATTGAAAAAAATATATAGATAAATAATTTTATGTAATACAAGAAAAATAATATAAAATTATTCAGAATGGCTCTATATATTCATGAAGGGAACCAACGGATTTTATGGTACACAATTAAAAATTTGCCTATGTTTGCTCGTAATATTGCAGACGAAGAGAAGACTCTATGGTTCAAAAAAATAATTGGACATATGTATGAAAAAAATAAACATCGTAAATTAACCAATATACAATTGCAAGAATTAAACAAGGATACAATTAGTTATATGATTAGAGAACTACAAAAAATTCAACACATTCGACCACAAATCGAATCTTATAGTAATCGTAGTTTTGCTACTACTAATTTACAATCATCTGGGTTAAATTCATTTTCCAAACCAAATCCGTTTATAGAACCGTCAGCATCTCATCGAATGGAAAGCAAATCAGAATCATATTCTAAACAATTTTTAGAAAGACAGAAAGAATATGAAGATATGAATCGTAAAATAGAACCACCGCGTCCAGTTTTTCAAGAACAAGTAGAAGATGCAGCCATTGAAAACATGGAAGAATTAGTTAAACAGCATTTAAAACAACGCGAATTAGATATTGAAAACATTAAGCAAGTTAATTATGATGTTCCTCAAAAAAAGTCGATTACAATAATCGATGATAAGATATTTATCCCTACAAAACCAATTGATTTACCCATTGAAGAATTAACTGATAATTTGCAGCCAAAAAAAACAGTTAGATGGAATATGGATAATTCAAACAATTCTCATTTTGGAACGCAAGAAATAAATGAATTAAAAACGACTATAAATACTCTTACTGGAACAATTCGTAATATGCAACGAGAAATAAATGAACTGAGACGAAAAGTGAACGAACATAGTATAACAGCTGCAGTTAAAAATGACATCATATCAAATGTAAGTTATGATCAAAACATAAAATACGATATAATTGCAGAACCAAAAAATGTTTCACAACAAAACAATATAGAAGTTATTAGTCAAAATATGTAAGTATAATCAATAAAATGACTATTCCAAAAATAATACACCAACTATGGATAGGCCCAAGACCCATGCCTTCAAAATTTATGGATACATGGCGCGATAAACATCCTGATTACGAATACATCAGATGGACTGAGGCTGAGATTTCCAGACGCGGAATTCAATTTGAATGTCAAAACGAAATAGACCGCATGTCTGAAATAAACGGTAAGGCTGATATTATACGTTGGGAAATATTATATCATTATGGTGGTATTTTTTTAGACGCAGATTCTATTTGTATAGAACCATTTGATGAATCTTTTTTATCGAAAAATGCATTTGCAGGATTTGAAAATGAAAATGTTCGAAAGGGGTTAGTCGCTACAGGAACAATGGGATTTATACCAAACCATCCCTTATGTAGAGCGGCGATTGATTGGATTCGTTCAAATGATACTTGTCCTGAAACGTGTGGTCATCGCGCTTGGTATACTGTAGGACCTGGATTACTTACACGATTACTTGAAACTGGAAAATATTCGTCATTTATGGTATATCCAAGTTATTCTTTTTTACCTATACATTTCACCGGGGATAGATACAATGGACATAAAAAAGTATATGCATACCAAGAGTGGGGTTCTACAAAACAAAATTATGAAATTATGAATGGCATTGAATTACCGAATGAATTTAAAGACCCTTCTGAACGGGTATCTGTATTAGTATCAAGTTATAATACCAAACATATGTATATTCATGAATGTTTAGAATCGATTAAAAATCAAGTAGGGCATTTTGGTATAGAACTTGTATGGATCAATGACGGTTCTGATGATTTATCTACACGATTACTCGAAATCGAACTGGATAAATTCAGACAAACTACGCGATGGACAAAAGTAGTATATGAAAAAATGCCAATGAATAAGGGAATAAGTTATTGTTTAAAACACGGAATTGAAATGTGTACAAACGAGATTATTGTTAAAATGGATTCAGATGATATTATGCATCCGGATAGAATTAGTAAACAATTGCAATTTATGAAATCACACCCAGATTGTGCATTATGTGGTTCAAATGTTCAAATGTTTTCCGAAAACCCACAAACAAATGTAAAACAGTTTCTTCAAACTACAAATCATCCTCCAATTATTACATGGGACCAATATAAAATTGTTAAATCGCATTGGTTTATGAATCATCCATCTCTATGTTATAAAAAATCAGCAATTATGTCTGTTGGTAATTATAATACAGATATGAATTCTATGTCTGAAGATTTTGAACTAGAATTACGCGTATTAAAACAATATGGTGTAGTATACAATATCGGAGAACCTCTTGTATATTATCGTATACATCCCGACCAAGCTACATACAACGGTAAATCTAGTACTAGTGAATGCAATAATAAACGGTTAGAAGTAATTGAACGCGTTATTAACTCGTAAAAAGCGCATAAAATATATTATATTATACCGATAGTAAAATATAATATAGGCATCTACATACACAATCATTCTTTTTTTGTAGTAGTAGTATTAACAATGTTAACTTGTGGATTAGGTCTCTTCGTAAGTATATATTCACCACATGGACCACAATGGTCTTCATTTGATAAGTCGATTTTTTTATTCATCTTTTTATTACAGTAGTCAATATTCCATCTTCCCAATATTCTGGGTGGTTCATTTTTTATAAACTGTTTTATGGATTTTATGATGAATCTCATAGTTCCTTTACTATAATAACATATGTATTTATTTTTATGTTATTTTATTTTATGTATATCATTCTATTTGCGTCTTATCCAAAACAGTTTCTTTCGATATGTTTTTAATAATCTTTGGATAAAACGATTCGCGATTGTATCCTGCCATTGTATTTTTTGTCATAATTAAGCACTTTTCAGAGAACTCCGAATTAATATCTTGATATTCGGGGTTTGATTCTTTCCATTCATTTAATACACCGATCCCTTTATAACTTACATTTTGTATAGCTTTATTTAATTTTTCTTCTGAATCTTCTTTCGTCCACTTGTTATCATATTTAACGTACAATGTTTCGCGCTTGGTATCTGTACAATGTATTGGTCGTTCATACACACTTAATTGTTTCATATTATCCAATATTATCTTTGAGATTCCATCTACAAAACCTAATTGTGCATTGTTCTCCAAATCCATATGAGATACTTCAATATTTTCTATAAATTCAGGTAAGTTAATAGCATCCTTGCATTTTTCGTTCAAAAAGAAATTGATATTAAACCGATGATTATTAACATTTCCGTGTATTATATTACTGGTATTGTTATTTGACACTGAACCTATGTTTTTATTTGATTCAATAATCTTTGTATTTTGCTCTACCATAACTTTGATCAATTCTTGTGTTTGTCCTACAAAAAAATTACGAAGTTCTTTGTTCTCCACCAACATTTTATTAATTACATCCAAATATACCAATGTATCTGGTTTCGTGGGTTCTGCGTTGTTTGTAGGTTCTCTATTAACATTATCTTTATTCTGAGAAATTTCTTTAATTATATGAGATTTACTTGAAAAATGTTTATTTAATATTGCCTTTTTATTGAATGAAATATTACAAATCTCACAGTGAAATATATTAGGTTTATTAAGTTCTCCATTATTCAGTAAATGTTTATTTGTTCCAAAATGACGTTTCAAATCTTTTTTACTGCTGTATTTGATATTACAAACATTACAATATAGTTCTTCACTATTCAATTTCGAATTAGTAATATGTTTTTTAGATAGTAAATGTCTATCATAATTATCTTTTCTTGCAAATTCTATACTACATAGAGAACATTGATTACCTCTTTTTGGGGGGTCATTTTCGGCATAATTTACTCCAGTATTATTACCCGACTCGATTATTTTTTTGGGGTATTTTTCGGAGGTACTTTTTTCATTTTCATCGATTGTACAACTATTTTCACTGCATTTATCATTACAATTATTTTGAGATGAAAATATCACCTCTTTTTTTCTCCTAAATACTTCACCCATTTACAATAATGTCCGATTTTTTTTTGGCCAAAAATTGAGGGAAGCCATTTTTCGACCATTTTTCCAAAAAAATATTATGGTAAGGGCTGATTTTAGTATGACTACAATAACACCATGTATCGTAAGAAATGTAAAATACCCGGTTTTTCGAAAAATTGGAAAAAAGTCCTTGGAAAAGTATTTTCATAAAATAAAAAAAGGACATTTTTAAAATGTCCATTTTCAAAAAAAATCTATTAATAATAGACCCTACTTTTTTACCCCTATGGAGAACATTGATTATAAAAAATACCCGTTTTTGATGTTTTTTCAACTATTTTTTATGTAATTCTCAGAAAGTTGGAAAGTACCTGTTTATTTTTTTCTTCGTACTCTATGGTTTTCAAATTGGCATTGTATTGTTTTTTCATTATCATTTTCTCGTGTTCTTTTTGTTGCATTTCCATCATTTTTTCTGCCTGTGTTTTTTCCAATGGCGTAAGATTCTGATTGCCACGTTCTCTCATAAAGTGGTCTACTGAACTATACTGTGGAACTTTTTGGAAATCTTTTTCACTTACTGCTAATACGGTTTGATCTTTATGCACTTTCCTCAAATCATCGTATTTTAATTTACTAAATGGATCGCATACTACATACGAATTATCATCTTCGTCATCGTATATATTGGTTCCACTTCCACTATTTAATGATTGCACACCTTTATATTGTACCATTCCCATACTGCGCTGTTTAATCGTATCAAATACTTGTCCCATGTTTTGGGTAGATACCTTTTCATTTATATCAAATATAGGGTCTTCTTTCTTAAACCATTCATTACGCGTAGGATCAGGTGCAGTTTTCATATTTTGTTCGAACATTTCATTAAATTTATTTTGAAATTCGGATTTTTTCATATTATTTATTACTTCATTCACCTGTTTGGACTTTTGCTGAGATGTATTCATCGGTGAATATTTAACCTCTTCTGTAGGAACTGCACGATTTTGACGTGTTTTTTCTTCATAAAAATGGACAATTACTTCGAATGCGCGTTTATAGAAAATGAAATAATCAGATGACAGACGTGATTTATCGGGGTGAAGCATTAATACTTTTTTTTTCGCACGTTTAACCCCTTCCATGTCAAGGTCATAGGTTAAATCAAACAATCCCAATAATTCTTCCAAAGAATACATGTTTATGTTTAAATTGTGTTGACTTTGATTGCCTGACATTATATATATTATATGGTAAATCTATTTTCTATTTAATTTAACTCGAAAATAGAAAATACAGAAGATAAAGATACGTTAATATTTGAAAACGCCAAATTGTGCAGGATAGTGTTTGGCACTTATTTGTGGAACGTTAGCAGCACCACCTCCACGTACCCTACGTAATGCTTCTCTTGCAGTATTTGTATCTACGACGTCTTTGAAAGAAGTTGGTCCATTATTCACATTTGACATTACGGCGCCACTTGCATTAACTCTACGATTTTTTGCTACTTGTGAAGCATCACGATTACCACCAATCCATTTCTTTTGATAAAATGTTTTTGGTCCATCAATTATAACTTGGTTATTACTTAGTCCTAAAGTTTCGCGTTGCATAACAGTTTTTCCTTGTTGTTTTATAGCGAAATTATTAGGCGGGATGTATGCTTTCTGGAAAATGCGTCGATTCATTTCAAATGTAGCGTTATTATCACTGGTTAAATCTTTCATTGGCATTCCCATTTTAACTTTTGATATACCATTATTAATTTCAGTTTTTGTATATGCTTGCATTTGTAGTATATATAGATAAAAATAAATTATATAAACAATTGAATTATTATATTATTATTATAATAATTCAAACAAAGTATGGCTACAGAAATTACCTTCACTGATAATATTGAATCATTTAAAACTGACATTTTACAAAATAATCCGGGATTGGTTATTTTAAAGTTTTCAGCGGAATGGTGTGGTCCTTGTAAACAAATCGCAAGTCATGTTAAAGAATGCGTTGATACATTACCAGAGAATGTAAGTTTCTATGAAATCGATATTGATAAATACATTAAAGTATATGGTCATTTTTTAAATAAAAAAATGGTAAGAGGAATTCCCGCGATGTTATGTTGGGAAAAACATAACAGGACACTAATCCCAGATGATTCTGTAAATAGTTCATCTATTTCCGAAGTGAATCAGTTTTTTGAAAGATGTGTTGAATTATTAGACTAAACTTTTTCTATTTTACTTTTTTACTCTACGTTTTGTTTTCGATTTTTTCGATTTTTTCGATTTTTTAGATTTTTTGGATTTTGTTTTTCTTTTATCTTTTCCACCCATAAACGGATTTTTATTTTGGTTTTCAATAGGTTTTTCGTTAGAAATATCGGATGAAAATGGCGATAACATACTATTATTTGATTCTGGTTTATAATCATCTTCATACTCGGGTTTATTGTACTCGGGTTTATTGTACTGAGGTTTGTCGTAATCGTCATTTTCCTGCATATTATTTTCTTTACTATCAGAATTGTTGTTTTCACTCAAATTATCTTGAAACGTTATGTATGCTAACACTAAGGTAGTTAATCCTATTAATCCATATGTAATTATAGGAACTCCATTAATTGATGGTAATTGTACACTTGCAGCCATTTATATAATATAGATAATATATATTATATAATTATTTTATTACAAAGGTCGCGCATATCCAATTACAGCACAAGCTATTCTTTTTCCAGAGTTGCCTGTAATTAAACTTGCTTCATTATTACCTGTTCCTAAATCATCGGGGTCTTCGTGAATTATCAATCCTCTACCAATAATGTTCGATTTTATTCCGCGTAATTTTATTTGATTATCTATAAAGCTATAACATACATCACCATTTCCATTTGCATAAATATTACCTAAATCACCTAAATGACGATTTTTGGAATCAATTCCTCCGTGTGTTTTATTGAATGGATTGAAATGAGAACACATTGATTCACAACCATCAGACATATCACCATATGTATGAATATGAAATCCGTGTATGCCATTTTTTTTCAATCCAGTTAAATCCAAATCGATAATTACGTGATCATTTTCTTTATTTTCGGTAAATACAACAGTACCTTTCACTTTTTTTCCTTGGAAAACAGCAATCGCTCGCATTATAATATAGTATATAAAATTATATCTTATATTATATTTTCTTTTTTACCAATCTCCATATAGATTCAAACCTCCAGCAGATATATTCGGAGCTATACTATCTTGATTGAATTCTTTATATTCTTCTAAATGTGCCATTTTTTCGTATTGAGATACACTATCGGATTCTAATATTTTTAATAAGTTTTGTTTTTTCTGTAGTATCATAAGTGCAAATATTATATCCATTTCCGATTTTGGCACATACGATTTTTCTATTTTATTTTTTCCAAAAATACGTCCTCCATAAATTAAAAATAATGGTTCCATAATCGATTGATTTTTTATTTCATCTATATTTGAAGGACGTTCATCTATTCCATAATTATAATTTCTGGATGCCGGTAAATTTCGTTGATATATTTCTAATCGGTCTTTTGACATTGACGATGGTGTTATTTCTTTAGAAAAATCATATGTATTCATCGTCATATAAAGTAATAAAATTGAAGTAAGCATTTATTATATTGTTATGATATTATAATTTTATGTTATTTATTTATACTGATAATATAACTTCAATATAGACAAATGAAAACTGCTAACATAAATGACATAGACAAACGCATAATCGATTTTAGAAATGAAACACAGACAATACCACAAGAGTTTATAGAAAAAATAATAATACGTAAAATGATATTTGCATGTGGCGATGGTTATCAACAGCCTAGATTTGGGATACCAAATGAAATACAAGAAATTTTGGATTTGGAGGCTTATACCAATGCAAAACAATATGTTAATTTCGCTGATCTAAAAGAAGATGATTATGATCGAAAATATTTTAGAAATTATAATATATTCTGTTGTTCCTACAATTATAATGAAAAAGGATTACATAAAAATATAGACTATTTAAGAAACCATCCAGAATTGAATATTTTGTTATGTTTATTCGATATTACAAATGAGTCTGAACTGACAAAATTTTCAAAATTGTTTCAAAATAGTATAAGATTTATCGATACAGATGATATACGATATTATATACCTTCAAATATAGCATATAATATTTTGATTGAATGTGGTGTATGTTATTCATGTTCATCTTATGCAAATAAACAATATTATAATAATGTTAAATTCACTATAATTTCAGAACGTAAATATGCAAAAGTAATTTTTCCCAAGAAAGCACATCCTAAAAAAATTACCAAATTATCGTCAATTATTCTTTCAAAAAAATAGTTAATATTTTGTCTATATTTTTATTATTATCATATACAAACCATTTTTTTATACTACTATAATAAACATAAAAATCGTTATTGTTTTTACTTAGAAGGATTACGCAAAACATACATTCTTTCTTGTTGTTTTTCTACCCATCTTTCTTTTTCTTCTGGTTTAACAATAGTGTGTTGGTGTCGTTCAAATGCTTCAGGTGAATCATAGAACAAAGTAGTAGATACGGAATTATCTTTAAAAATAGACATTCTTACCTTGAAAAATAAATCCTCATCATATGATCCTACCTTCTGATTATATCTTGAACCAGTAATTGCATCACGAATTTTAACACCGGGTGTGGTATCTGTAGAATACACCTCGAGTCTAATCCGTTCAGTTGTTTCGGTATTATCAGTATATGTATAAAAAGATCTATATCCAGGGTCCATTTTTTTAATGTCTTCTAACATTTTTCTTCTGCGAGCACGTTCGCTTTTATTAATGTATGACCTACTAATAATGGTTTCATCTTCATCGGATAATAAATCGCGGTCAATTGCGCCGTCATCTGCAACTGGATGATAAATATCGTCATAGTACATTTTTAAAGAAAAGATTTGAGTGAGAGTAGTAAGCGGTTTAGAGTTGTAATAAAGACTAGTTTTTTTAACTTATACTATATATTGCAGTGTCTTTTTATGTTGTTTCACAAAATATATTTTGATAAAGATATTTAGTCATTAGGTAAAGCGTATGTTATCTCAATAAAAAATACTAATGTATTATAAGATTAGTATATTTAAAAATGTTAAGTCCAGAACAAACAACTACAGAATCCAAAGTTAATATAGAGAATAATAACGAAACATTACCATCTATATATGGTGCAATTATATCACAGAAATCAAAAAAAGACTATCTTAATACATACCCAATAAAATTATCAAAGCAAAATACGTTTCAATACATTTTGTCTATGTTAAATTATGTAATATTAACTGTATTTTTTCCATACAGTTCTTTGTTAAATAATGTAGCATTATCCAAAACATATTGGATAGCGTTAATTATTGTCGCTGCGTATATATTATATTATATAGTACTAATGTTTCCAATAAAAAATAAACTATATGTATCGAGTGTGATAAAAGCGTGGATTGTTATGTTTGCAGCATTAATTTACTTTATGGTTATAAGAAAATAGAATTATACATCCAATTTATAGTTTTGTAAGAATATATGAAGTGCTTCATTATCAACATCGTCTTTCATATTTAATTCAATTTCGTCTGCGTGTGGTTTTCTTCCGGCATGTTCTACAAATTGATCAACGTATTTATCCAACATATCCATATTAAGTTGCATTCTATTAGCATGTTCTACTGCATCTTTTTCTAATAGACTTAAACGCTCTTTTTGTTTCTTTTCTTCTTGCTCTCTTTCTTTATGAAGTCGTTCTAATTCGGTTAATCTGTGATGTTCTGCTTCTACGCGCGTGCGAATTCTCTCGGCAATTTCATGTTCATCAAAAGAAGGCATTTGCTGAATTACGTCTTCCTTGTTTTTATCAGGATCTTCTAAATACCAATGATGACGACTATCCTCTGCACTTACAATAATATTACATATGTCAGGCTTGCGTAATTTTTCAAAACGTTCTCTTTCTTTGCTGCCAACCCTACCTTGAAATGTAGAAGTGAACTCAGAAATTGCATTAGTTGTAATCGCTGGACTCGTCTCCATCAAACGGTCATATTCCATACGGCATATTTTTAAAAATGAGCCGGCTTCAGTTCTCTCTGCAGGATCTTTCGATAATTCTATGCGAATATTACGCGCAAATTTATCCCAAGAAATAGCTGAAACACGATGGGCTTCATTTAATTCTGAAATTTTTAGATATTGTTGAATTGTAGTAAGAATACCAATAGCGATATTTATACTACCAATTACAGCAGGAGCAAATGCTTGTAAATTAGTAGGTAAACTGGCTTGGGCAAACGATGCCGTACCACTGATTGTCGATAAAGTGATAGCTGGTATAGTAAACCACGCATGAGCTACAGACAATTTACTATGACATTTTGAATGCAACCATTTATAACACTGTGCAGTATCACACCATTCGACTAAAATGGATTCGTTTTCATTCGACCATTTGATAACTTTTCCAGGTGGTCTTTCAGGAGCACTTGCAGACGTAGTTTTGTTTTCATTCACTTCCGATCCAGTTTCACTTGATTTTGGTTTATTTTCCATATTTCAGGTATTTACAATATATACAATATATATAATATAAATAGAATAGATACTTGGTTAAATAAATTATTTTTCTAAAAATAACGCGCACAATACAACGATTATTATTGTATATATAATAATCGTTATCTAATCAATCAATCAATTCTATTAGCAAGTATCGATGTGTTATCTTGTGGTTGCATGTTATCGGTTACAGTTTTAGTTTCTTTAGTTTCTTGTGTGGGTATTGTTTCTACTATATGTTCATGAGATAGATTAACAAAATCATCCAATGTTATGGTTGTTTGGATATTGATATTGTCGGTCGGTATTTCAGATACACATGTATCTTCTTGATTTTCATTTGTTTGTGTCTCGATATCCACATTAATCTGAGAACATGAACTTTTTTTACTTTGTAATTCAATAACTTCTTCTAAATTCTTAATAATCGTCTCACTGCCACTCATCAATTTTGCGGATTCTTCCAATAAATGTTCAATTTCTATATCAGTTGTTTCTAATAAATCAACGTTTTCTAAATCAAATACATCAGTATTGTTATTACCATACATACGTGTTATACTGCGATGATTGATGAGTACCTCGTCTTCAATGTCGCGTATAAATCCGTCCATTTTTATTAATAATTTCGTCAAATAACTTTTTTGTGAATTATGATAAAACGCCATATAGTTTGAATATAATCCAATCTGTTCTTTGATTAGTACGTTCTCATATGAGAGTGTATTTATAAAACTGGTTATGGAGAACCCGGCGTGAATTCTATCATTATGTTTGTGTATATTTTTCTGATTGGATACATACAACATATAAACCTCATTTATTACAGCTAATATATCAGCGTGGATTTTAATTACATCTTCTATTTTGTATTCTAAAAATGGCTCTAAATCTTTGTATATAGGAAATTGTTCTGATTCGCGCACTAATCCTGGAACTTGGATATTGTTCTCCTTACACTGCATTAAAATAATATTGAATAACTTATAATAATCACCATATATACGATTATGAATTAATGCGCACATACGATGAAACTGTTCCATTTCTACATGGAGAACTTTATATTGGAAATAGAAGGAATCTAAACAAAATAGAAAGATTTTCTTTGAGTTATGTTTTACTAATTCATTGTACTGTTCTTTTAATTGTTTTAATTTTTCATCTAGAGCGGTTTTTTTATTCATAATTTCAGTGCTTAAATGAATAATTTCATTGAATTCACCTTGTAATCTAGATATATTGTGCATATTGTATAAAAACATAGGAATTTTATTATATTATTTATTCATATTTTATTATCTATAAAAAATTGAAATAATTTTGAAATGTAATGTTGATTTTCATAAAAAATTAACATAATGGATACTACTATTACACATACAATAAATCAGATTGGATTAAAATATAACAAAAGTTTTGAAATAAATAGTTTCAAAATGCTGAAAGATTCAATAAGAAATTGTAAGAAGTTGAATGAATATGAAATCCAGCTTAGTAGATGATATAATAATCAATACATGAAAAAAGAACAAAGTCCTTTTTGTATTTTTATTTTACTTTTTATATTTTTTATATTTTGTGTATTATGGAGCGTTATAAATATGAATAAATAAGACAAACTGCGTTATAACACGTGTTTTTTTCGCATTTATACAAAGCTCTACGCACCAATAACCCACGTTCTTGTAAATATTTTTCAGCATATTTAATTGCTTTCATTATGGTAGGTTTGATCATACGAACAATCCCTTTAGGAACAGGTTCTTTAAGTATTCTATAACCGGAATCTATGTATGTTCTCATAAAAACAACGTTGTATTCTTCTTTTTCATATATGTGAAATGATTCTTTATTTACATAAGCGAGTTTATACATTTCTTTTATGTTATTTGCTTTTTCAGTTATATTTGAAATGGATTTAGATTTATTGGCCAAAACTACTATTTGGTTTTTAGCTTCTATGTGTTTACGTTCGCCGATTTCGTAAATTCTATTGCTGCGACGAAGAGACATTGTTAATTTAAATATTTGAATAGTACATTAATATATATATATAGTTGTATATTTTCAGTAAAATAAATCAATTTTGTAAAAATTCAAGATAATTATATACGTTAATTATATTACACCGACCGGAAAAGGTGGTTTGAAAAAAAACAGAACAATAAAAAGAAGATAGCTTATTACGGAGGTGGAGTATATCTAGACAACCTGTGCAATATTGACTGTTTTTTTGTTATCGGAGGTGGAATATATGCAGGCAACTCCTGAAACCTTGCCGATCTTCTGCTTTCTATATTACTACTTTGGTTATAAGTATCATCTGCATTGTCTATTTTTGAATCGTCTGCAGTATCTTGTCTTATTGTTATTAATACTTGACTATCAGGGATTATGGGTGTAGAATATTCGTCAGCATGATAATAATATGGACTACTTCTGAATTTGTCTAACTTATAACTTTTCGCCTTATTTGATGTTGGACTATTTGTGAAACTATGTATGTGTATAATTTGTAGAGAATGTGTTATAATACTGTAAATCATTGGATTACACCCTATAAGATTTCTAGGCATATTCTGTGGTTTGTTTTTTGATTGCCACCAAATTTCTATCTTTTTACCTGTACCTGTGTCTACAATATGTGATTTGTAAGTATAAGTTGGTTTTGAGTTTGATTTATAAGTAATTATATCAGTATGTTTTATATTATCAACTAACATAGGATGACTTAATTTATTTCTAACAATAAAATCATTCATTTCTTGAATAAAATCTCCTAAATTACCAGGAGGTGTAGTAGTGCTGACTGGCATATAATAACCATTACGGTCAAGAGGATTCAAAATATTCATATTTGGTGTTAGTGATGGATTTAATTCATCAAAATGTTTGAATACATGAGGTTTATAACAAAACAACGTTAGCATATTATAATAAAAATAATATCTGTTACTATATATGATTGGTCGCGGAGTACAGGCTCTATTATAATTTGATGGGTTGTCATACTTTTCAAACATACACCAATATCCTCCCTCCATTTTACGAGTTTTTCTATTATTTTTAGTTTTTCTATTATTTTTAGTTTTTGACGACGGCATTGTTATATAAATTATAATTATATATATATTTATTACATAAAAAATATATATGCTAAATTATAATTTTTTACACATTTTCTAACACCCAACCCAAATAAAATGTATCTATAATATATAAATATGAAAAGAAATAATAAGACTAACAAAAAATATCGAGAAAAAAATCGTCGCACAACAAAACGAATGCGCGGAGGCAAATTTTTAGGTAATATGTTTGGTAATCTTTTTGCAAAAGATCAGGGAAATAAATATTATTATAAAACAGATATTAAAGTTAAAGATAAAGCATATGAAATAAACTATTTTACACCAAATAATTTTTTACTTGTAAAAAACACCGACCAAATAAAAACACCGAAATTTTTTCTTTATCTGGATAAAAATGCAAATACCCCTGCTGATATCACAATGAAAATTGATAAATATGTTGTTAATAGCATTGTAAAAATAAAAAAAAATAATAATTGGTTATGGTATGTAATAACGCGCACTTTGGAAAATATAACGAATTTGAATATTAAGTCGGGTTATTACAAAATTACACCAGGAATATTGTCAAATGATAATGAAAAATTATATATTACAGAAAACAACTACAAAAATATAAACAACACAGTCATATTGAATGAATCAACATATAACCCAGTAAAAGATACCGATGATGCATTTTGGATATTAGTTAACTTTGAAATTCAGCAAAATGTTAAAGCAGGAGTTAAAGAAGAAGCCGGGCTCGCAGCCGGGTTCGGTCTTTTCGCGATCGCCGATGAATTATAATTATAATATATGCGTAATCCAAATTAAAGTATTTTTCTACAATACTATATAAAAATTTATTTTGAAAAGTTATAAATGACAGAAATTATAATTCCTGAAAATTTCAAATCTATTATAGTAGATTTTACCAATGATTTATCAATTACTTTTCCAGAATACGCTTATTTATGGGATAGATGGAAAACTTGTGATGAAAACGTATATAAAGAATTATTTGAGCATTGTTTAAAAAGTTTTCCAGAACGCTTTTTTGATATATTATACCAAAATGTAGAAATATTCGAACCAACTAATGAAACGAATACTGTTTTTTTACCCAATATTGATTTTAAGTTATTATATAACTGTCAAGGTGTAAGTGAAAATACCAAAAAAACCATTTGGAAATATTTACAGCTGTTATTATTTACTGTCATTGGTTCAGTGAAAGATAAATCGATTTTTGGGGATACTGCAAATATGTTTGATGGTATTGACGAAAATGATTTACAAGAAAAATTAAAAGATACAATGGAAGGGATAACTAATTTCTTTGAAAATATGGGTGTTAATTTAGATGCAGAAAATAAAGAAGCTACAGATGGCGATTCCGAAGAACAAAAACATGAGTTTAAGTTTGATCCAAAAGACGGAATGCCAAATATTGAAGAACTACACGAACATTTAAGGGGATTGTTTGATGGTAAAATCGGAACATTAGCAAAGGAGTTAGCAGAAGAAATATCAGGAGAATTTTCGAATATATTAGGCGAAGACTTTGCAACAAATGGCGAAAATACAGAACATACTACACAAGATGTATTAAAGAAAATGATGAAAAATCCAAAAAAAATGATGGATTTAGTGAAGACAGTTGGCGATAAATTAAAAAATAAAATGGATAGCGGTGAAATATCAAAAGATGAGATTATGAAGGAAGCAACTGATATTTTAGCAAAAATGAAGCAAATGGGTGGAGGAAGTGAATTAAATGAAATGTTGAAAAAATTTGCAGGCGGTATGGGCGGTATGGGTAAAAACATGCGCATTAATACGTCTGCATTAAATCAAATGACTAAAAAAGAAGAAATGAGACAACGTATGCGAAGTAAAATAGAAGCAAAACGACAACAAATGCAAATGTCTGCAAATGCTGCAAATGTTGTTATTGATCAAGGTTCTGCGCCAAATAATTATGTATTTAGAATGCCAGGTGAAGAGCAACAGCAGAGAAGTAGTGTTCCATTAACAGATGAAGAATTGGTAGCTGCATTTTCATCATCTGATAATAAACAACCATCAAATGAAGGGAAAACAAATAAGAAGAAGAAAAATGGTAAAAAGGGAAAAAAATAGACTTTCATCGAAATAAAAAATAAACCTATATTATAAATTATAGCAATAATGAATTTGTTAAAATTTATAAACATTCCTGTATTCATTATTAGTTTTGCAATTGGAATTTTTGCAGTTTACATAACTACTTCACAAGAAACACGTAAAATCTATGTATATCCTACACATGAAAATGCGAATATTCTTCAATATAAGGACAAAACTGATACTTGTTTTTCAATTGTAGAAGAAGAGACTGCTTGTCCAGAAAATCCGAAAAAAATATCGAAAATTCCAGTACAAGCATAGTTATAATATATTATATCATATTATATATAATATAATAAAAATGATTAACGTTAAACGATTAATAAACACTCCGATTGGTCGTTTTTTTATTTCTGTAATATTAGGTTTAGGATTAGCTACATTTTTTAGAAAAGTATGCAACGATAAAAATTGTATTGTATTTAATGGCCCAGTTATTAGCGAATTCGATGAAAAAATATATAAATATGGTGGAAAATGCTACAAATATTCTACAGTTCCAGATAAATGCGATAAAACAAAGCGAATAATTAATGTATCTGCAAACAACAACGAAAAACCTCCTAGTATGCCATCTGTTTTAGGAGGAAAGTAGTTAAATTGTATATTCATTGTGTATCCGTTGTATATTCGTTGTATATTCGTTGTATATTTATTTTTAACATGGATTCGTATAGTATATATATTTATGGAAGGTACTACACGAATCGTTGATTTACCCGAAAACATTACAGTTCAAATGGTGCCCGGGAACGCACAATTTCAAGGCGGAAACAATGGAGGTGGATATAATAACTCATTCGATAAACCACCAACCACGAATTATGCACCAATGAACGTACATCCAAACCCATATGGTAATTCAATACAACCAAATATTATGCCATTGCCACAGGATACACAAAATTATGGACAAGGACCACCACAACAAAACCCACATCAAAAATTTTTACCACCAGAACAACAATCTATGTTGCAAAATATGCCACAAGTGCGTTTACCTTCTCGTGATATTCCTATGGACCAAACAAATTATCAAAATGATGAAGAAATACAGCCAAATTATATCCCAAAGCCTAAACTTACAAAGGATTATGTTAAACAATATGAAGATGAAACTGATGAAAATATCCGAAAACACGAAAAAGAAAAGAAAAAAGCTAACGCAATAGACCAACTGTTGTATGATTTACAAATACCGTTATTGGTATCTGTTTTATTTTTCTTTTTTCAAATGCCAATGATTAATACTATGTTTTATAAGAATTTTTCATTTTTATCAGTATACAATGCAGATGGTAATATTAATTTTTATGGCATTTTATTGAAAAGTATATTATTTGGTTCTATATTTTATTCTTTACAAAAAACTGTTAACTTTTTAACTGATTTTTAGATTTTTCATATAATATGATAAAACTTATATTATATGATGTAAGTATGTTTATTTTTGTTTTACAATTTAACGCTTTTTCTGCGCTTTATATTTTTCTTGGATTTCTTGGTTTTCTTGGATTTCTTGGATTTCTTGGTTTTCTTTCCACCACCAAACTGATTCATTGTAAAAACAGATAATGCTTTTTTTGTGTTATCATTAGGATTAGATTTGTTATTATATAGTTGTGTGCTTAATTCCAGATTAGTTATAATACCATCTACATATTGTTTAAATTTTATCAAACGGCTTTCATCTATATTTAGATTTGGTTTTAATTCTTTTAATTCTTTTAATTTTATGTGATATTTTTTTATTATATCTCTATATTTTTCCTCATTTATAATTTTATCATAATAAAAATTACGTCTATTTTCATTCTCACGCGGAAGTTCTTTAATTAACTTCAACTCGACAATATCATTAATTATTATTTCTGAATTAGCATTCAATGTGTTTAATGCGTCAGTTGGAGTATAATCATCATTTATTAACAAATCAATTTGATCAATTGAAATTTTAATCTCACGCACACTATCGGGTAAATTGGGTAAAACATTCAAATCATTATACTGACAATCGACTTCTATAAGATGAGTTAATGTGGATAAATCTTGTAATTCAGATAACTTATTGTTTCCGAAACTCAGTTTATTAAGATCTAATAAATTTGATAAATCAGGCAATGTGATTAATTTATTATTATAACAATATAATTCTTTAAGACTATTGGGTAAATTTGGTAATGTATTTAAATTATTATTATAACAATCTAATGTTTCAAGATTGGTTAATGATAAATCTGGTAATGCATTTAGATTATTATAAGCACACGAAAAGAATTTAAGATTTGTTAATTCAGATAAGTTATTAGGTAATGTGTTTAATCTATTTCTATCACATAGAAATCCTCGAAGCATTGTTAATCTAGATAAGTTTGGTAATTCAATTAAATGGTTTCTACTACAGAATAAAAATTTTATAGATTCTATATTTGATATACTATTATGCAGTCTCTCTAATTTACCGCTACCGAATTTTAATACTACAAGGTTAACTAATATGGATAAATCTGGACATTCTATTAACATTGGACAATAGCAGTTAAATTCTTTTACTGCTGCTGCAATATTTGCATTAAAATTTAATGTTATACTCGTACAGTATTGATCATCTATAGTTAAAATAATATTATTGTTTTGTGAATATTGTAAATATCCATAAACATTTTCGTCTGTTATTACTAAATCTGTCATTATATACAATAAATATAGATATAATTACAGGTTATGTAGCTATTTATTTTTCCTTGTTTTCCTGGATTTCCTGGATTTCTTGGATTTCTTGGATTTCTTGGATTTCTTGGATTTCTTGGATTTCTTTCCGCCGTAAAATGAATATATATTTGCTACATCCAATCCTTTCTGCAATAAATTTTTATTATTAGTTTCATTTCCAATTGAAGGAATAATTTGATCTCTTACAATAGTACTGGTTTTAATAGCATCTTTATATTTATTAAAATAAATTAAATCGCTTTCATCAATAATTCTTCCAAGGTTTCTTAAAAAAAGTAATTTTGTATAATAGTCTTTAAGTCTATTACTATTAGTATTATTATTTACAAAAAAATCGTATTTATCACTTACTAATGTATTCATTGATCTATAATCTATATCCCTTGGAAAATATAGTATATCTTTAATTGTTATCGTCGCGTCAGGGTGCAATGACATTAATGCATCGGTTCCTGTATTATCATTATTTATTAAAATTCCAATTTGATCAATTGAAATAATAAGTGTTCTTACACTATTTGGTAAAACTGGTAATGTTTGTAAATTATTATATGCACAATCTAATTCACTAAGTCTATTAAATTGAATTAATTCGGGTAATGTAGTTAAATGATTATTACTACATCTAATTAAAACCAGATTTGTTAAATTGGATAAACCATTTGGTAATTGTTGCAAGTTATTATTTCTACAGTCAAATGAAAGGGTTGGTAAATTAGGTAAATTAGGTAAATCAGGCAATGTATTTAAACTACTATTATTACGACAATCAAAAAAACGCAGACTCACTGGCAAATTGGGTATTGTTGTTAAACTTTTGTTATTTACAATAGTTAAGCTATTTATACTGGTTAAATTTGATAAATCTGGTAATTGTTGTAAGTTATCATTATTGGTGCATCTTATAGCAGACAGATTTGTCAAGGTTGATAAACTTGGTATTTCGATTAAATTATTATTATTATCACATACGAAATTCGTTATTGTTTCTGCTGTATTAATCAAATTTAAGCTAAAGTTAGCAAAACCTTGGTTTTTTAATGTAAGATTTGTAGAATCTGCATCAAAAAATCCGATGTCTAAATATTCTTGAATATTTTCGTCTCTTATTACTAAATCTGTCATTATATACAATATATATAGATATAATTATGTAGTTATTTATTCACATAAAACTGAAAATTCAACTGTATTAAACATAATGGATTTTACTATAACATTTATATTTTGAAACAGATTAAAACCGCCGTTATCTGGAAATTCAACCTGATATTTTGCGTGTAATTCTTCAATATAAACTATTAAAAAATCGTTATTTGTTTCAATTACGACTCCATTGAATGTATCACCAACTTCTGTACGTTGATAAATATTATATTTTTGTATAAATTTATAGATTTTACTTTGTTTGGATTCAGCATCATTCATATATTTCACATATTTTGGAATATCTACTACTACATCTTCCTTAAAATTAACCCATTTTAATAAATATTGATTTAATAAATCACAAGCACGATTAATTGGTGAAGTGAAATGGGTATAATTATGACTTCCAATTCCATAATGAAACTGATTTTCATCACTGTATTCTCCACGCTTAATTACTTCCTCCAATATAAAATACAATAATGGCGTTTCGTATTTTTCAACAAAATTTACAATTTCTTCCCGATTATTTATATCAATTGTTAGATGCGGATGATAATGTTTAATATAATTATTCAATAATTCGAACTTTTCGTTTTCAGGAGTAAGATTAACCCGATAAATTGACCCGATCTCGGAAGACATGATTTTATTAACATACAATAACCAATATTTAACGGCATTTTGTGAAATCGATGAAATCGATAAATCAAAATCGTTCAAATACTTTTTAATATGCATTGCACTTTCGCATAATATAACTAAGTCTTGATTATATAATTTATCAAAATCGATAAGATCATCTACATCTTGGTATGTATAACGCATATTAGAACGAACAGTTGAATAGTACCAATCTACAAATTGTATTTCATTTTCATTATATGTGAATTCCAATGTAATTACGTATGTATTTTTCAATGGTAAAATAGAACATATAAAATCAGAATAAACTTCTGGAAGCATACCCCATTTTTTCTTATCTCCTATAAATGAATTTCCACGTTTAATAATCGAATCAAAATTTGGATGACCTGGATTAATATAATGTACTACATCACTTATATGAACATATATGTGTGTAATATCATCAATATGTTGAATACTAAATCCACGCTCACAGTCATTTGTTGTAATATCTGAATCAATTGTGAATACACTATGATGGGTTAAATCTCGATGTTCTTTATTTCCTGCATTTGTATACATCGGTTCTTTTAAACTAGAACGGATTTTAGTTAAATGGAATTTTTCTTCTATAATTGTATCAATCCTGTCATTCATAATTTCGATAAGTTCTCCAATTACTATATTATTTTCTTGACTAATAATTTGAATTTTAACCCAATTGTTTTTTGGAATGTCATATTTCGTTTTAACATTAACTAATATATCTCCTAATTCATATACATCAACATATAAATCATGTTCTCCATCAAGTTCGTTATTATTGGATACAGCGTGTATGATACCTACAAATTCCTTTCCAACTATTTTATCCATATTATATAATAAATATAATAATCATATATTTATTATCTATTTTCGTTATATATTTTTAGATCAGAAAACTATTATCCTTTTTTTTTGTTTTATTTAAAGAGGTTGTTCTCTTACTATTTGTTTTTTTAACTTTATTCGTTTTTTTAACTTTTTTTGTTCTTTTACTACTACTTTCATTGTCTTTTTGAAAAGTATATTTTAAAAACCATTCATCATATTCGCGGGTTCCCTGTTTATCTTTTAATTGACGATATTTTTCTACTTTTTCAGCGCGAATGTTCTCAATAGTAGGCTGTTTTCCGTAGCAATTAATACTGAAACGTTCTAACAATCCACGTTGAGATAAGCGATTTGTTTGTTGTACTTCAAACAAAAACTTTGCAATACATAGGATACGATCTTTGAAATAATAAGGTTGTTTGGTATAATAAAATGCAAGATAAAAACTTAAAATAGTATCAATTGTAGCGATTTTAATATCAAAATCATTTATTTTTATTATATTATAATTATGGCAAGCAATTGGATAATAAATAAACGCCATAGTCTCTTTTTTAACCCGAATTTCAAAACTCTCGGGGATAAGTTCTCCAATTGCGGCGCGTTTAATAATCTTAATATGTTTGAAACCGCGTTCTTTCAAATTCTCAACAACAATATTTGCAGTTTTTTCAGGTTCTTCAGAAATAACATCAAAGTCGGGTATTTGTTTAACTAAATGACGTTTGTTTTTTGACATATATTTTGAATACAAACTACTTGCATACCCACCAAAGAAAACAACCCCTTGTTTTATTAAAGAATCACGAATAATATAATATAATTTATTTGAATATTCTGAATCGTTATCCATTTTTCTTTGGAAATCTACATTGTAGCAATTAATCATTGGATCCAATGGATAGTATTTATTTAATAGATTTAATCGTTTCAATACTTTTTCCCAGCGAGATACATCACCCATTGGACGAGACAATTCTAAATACATATTCATACGTAAAAAATTAGCAGGAGCATACAAAATTCCATCGACTTTAATCGCTTCTTTTTTGATAGAATCAAATATTTCTGAATGCAAATATGTTATATCTGCAATTGGAATAAAATTCACAAATACTTTGTATGTACCATAATGCATACCTGCTTTTGCTTCAACTTCTGAAAACCCTGAATTGTGATATATGTCTGCCAATTCTTTAGCGTCATCTAATGCATTTGGGCTAAAAAAATCGTAATCTGGTATTTCAATATCGCGATCATAAAACTGCGCTTGCTTTGGTAAAATATTATTTATAGCAGTTCCACCATAGCAAATATTCTGTTTTTTTGTTAAAAAATCTTCCAATATAGAAATCATTTTTTTAACCTCCTCACTATTCGCAATTTTTTCCGATATAATTTTATCATTTTCATCAACCGCCTCGCGCAAAATAGCTAATTCGCACTCTTGAAACGTCATAGAATCATTGCATATTTCAGTATCATATTTTTTTATTTTTTTATTTTTTAATAATTCAGAACTCATTCTATATTATATTGTAATATAATAATTACCATGATAAATTATTATAACCCAAATATTTATTACTTACATAATTATTTTGTTCCTCTTGTTTTTTCTTTTGTGCTTCAATGATAATCTTCTGAATATTTTTTTTTCTATGATATTCTCCAGTTAAAACGTCTTTTACTTTATTGTAAGAATTCATCGTATAATTAACTATTTTGTCATAGACATTACTCATAGTATGTAAATATTTATTATTATATAATTATAAACATTTATTTCAATTTTTAACTACTTTGTTGAGTTTTCACTTTATATAGACAGGATATTTTATTTACTTTTGTTGTTCCAGGTATTTTATCATTTTTGAAATAGGAACAAATGCGCTTTTATGCTTACTAAACGATTCTTCATAATTCATTAAATTTGTATCATTCTCATAGAAACGATAACAGGCAATTTGAACACCATAATCTGCAACTAAAGTATCAAAATTAGGATTTCTTAAAATTCCAAATATTTTCATACTAGTTCCTGCGTCAGGTATAACCATTTTATAATTAATTGTATCAGTAGTAAGTCCATCATCATGAACCTCCGGTGGTGTAATTGCTTGATTTGTTATGCGGCTATATGAATATATACGTAAATTATCACCACCACTTTCCATATTCATATAATTGTCAAGATTATAACATGGTACATTTTCATCAGAACTATTACATTCAGGATATTTCATGTATTCAGGAGCAGTAGTTTTGTCTATAATAAAAATAATTTTTCCCATTAATTGAGACAATTTTGTATCGCCTGAAACTTTACCAGTGTATAAACGTGGTTTAAGATTGGTATCAATTGTCATTGCTATTTTTTCAAATAAGTCTTTATTATTTGTCTTGATTCTTAAATTAATGAATAAAGGATCCCCTGGATTTGGTGATGGGTTCATAAATGCATTATTTGCTATTATTTTAATTACTTCAATAAATTTTATTTTATTGCGACTATCTATATTTTTGTATTCAGAATCAGTAGTATAGGCTACATAAGGAATATCATCAACTGATAATATTTCAAAATCCAAAAATCGTACTCCTCTCGATAATACATAGTTAATCATATCAATGTTAACATAATTACCGGTTTGAGCAGTATTATAGGATGATTTAATACAATATTCACGTAATGGCAAATTTGCTTTTTCAATCGGGTAATTAGCTATTCCAACAATATTTTTGTTTTTATTCACGGAATTAATTTCAGAATTCTTGGATGAAAATCCTAAAAATCCTTCTTTGTTCATTTGTTTCTTGATATCATTTCGTTTTTGTAGTAATCGTATTAAAATATAGATGGTTATGAAAATAATGATGAATATTACAATCTTTTTTAAATTTGACATTTATTTTATGTTAATATTATAATATAAATTATAGTTATATTATAATATAAAACTCATGCCAGGTGGATTGCTAAATATTATTTCAGAAGGAAACAATAATGTAATATTAACTGGTTCTCCGACTAAAACTTTTTTTAATATAACATATTCTAAATATACAAACTTTGGTTTACAAAAGTTTAGATTGGATTATGAAGGGAATCGAGATTTACGTTTAACAGAAGATTCTGTATTCAAATTTAAAGTGAAGCGATATGCGGAACTGTTAATGGATACTTATATTTCAATTACGATACCGGATATTTGGAGTCCATTATATCATCCATGCGAATCAACAAATGATCAATGGGCACCATATGATTTTAAATGGATTAAAGATTTAGGTTCTCATATGATTCGCGAAGTATCCATAACATGTGGCGGAATTACATTACAAAAATATACTGGTGAATATTTTGCATGTATGGTAGAACGTGATTTTAGTGCAGAAAAAAAAAATTTATATAATCAAATGACAGGAAATATTACCGAATTCAATGACCCTGCGAATACACATTCTCGTATAAATTCTTATCCTTCATCATTCTATTCATCTAGTTCTACTGGTTCAGAACCATCAATTCGTGGTAGAACACTGTATATTCCTATAAATAGTTGGTTTACATTAGATAGTCGTTGTGCATTTCCGTTAGTTGCATTGCAATACAATGAATTAGAAATAACAGTTACAGTAAGACCTATCCAAGAATTATTTCAAGTACGTGATGTCTTTGATCCAGATAATTCATTTCCATATTTACAACCAGATTTTAATCAACCACAGTTTCAAATGTATAGATATTTACAAACACCGCCTTCGGTATTTATGGATTCGAGTTATTATGAGAACAAAATAAACATTTGGAACGCTGATATTCATCTAATCGCTACTTACTGTTTTCTATCAAAAGATGAAGCTCAATTATTTGCAGCAAAAGATCAATTATATTTAGTAAAAGATATATTTAAATATGACTTTGAAAATGTTACAGGTTCAAAGCGCGTTAAGTTAAGTTCTACTGGAATGGTAGCAAATTGGATGTTCTATTTACAGCGAAACGACGTTAATATGCGTAATGAATGGAGTAATTATAGCAATTGGCCATATAGTTCGTTGCCGTCTGATATAGTTATAGCACCGTCTACGATACCGAATAAATGGTATCAAGATGCATATAATATGGGTATTATTAAAGGCCCACAATATAATAAAGATGGTAGTATTACTGGATTTTACACAACAGGTGATTATACTTCTGTTAATGAAAAAAATATATTAATTACCATGGGCATATTATTGAATGGAGAATATAGGGAAAATACATTAACCAGTGGCGTATTTGATTATATAGAAAAATACATAAGGACTCAAGGTTCAGCAAAAGAAGGATTGTACTGTTATAATTTTTGTTTAAATAGTAGTCCATTTGAATATCAACCATCCGGTGCAATAAATATGAGCAAGTTCAAAAACATAGAAATGGAAATTACCACATATTCTCCCGAATTTGATAGTATCAATTCAAGCTTTAATATAATTTGTGATGGAGATGGAAATGCAATTGGTGTTAATAAACAAAATTGGCAATTATTTGAATATAATTATAACTTAACTGTATTTGAAGAGCGATATAATATATTATCATTTGTTGGTGGAAATGCTGGATTAATGTATGCACGATAAAATTCGGAATAATAAGAAAACATATATTATAATATTATAATATAGGATACATAATATTATAATGGATATAGAAGAAGAAACAACAATATGGAAAAAAAATAGATTAGAACAAAAAGATTTAGCTAATGGAGAACAATACAATAAAATAGAAGAATTCCAGAATAATACAAACGAATTTCCTGAAATAATCCAAGTTGAAAGAAAGATAACAAAAATAAATAAAAAACGAAAGGGGTTTTCAAAAAATCCTATATTAGAAAGCATTTATGATGTAGATGACTATGATTATGCAAACACTAACGTCGAAATAATTGAAAATTTTGAAACAACCAGTAAACAAACTAAAAAGGTTGATAAAAAGGTTGATAAGGTTGATAAAAAGGTTGATAAGGTTGATAAAAAGGTTGATAAAAAGGTTGATAAAAAGGTTGATAAAAAGGTTGATAAAAAGGTTGATAAAAAGGTTGATAAAAAGGTTGATAAAAATAAACCTAATTCAACAACAACAATACCATCGAATGAATCGGAAAAAAAAACAAAAATACAAAATATGATAGAAATTGCTCAAAGTTTAAATAAAGCATTATCATTAAAGAATAGAGATTTTGCCGATACAGAATTAAAAAAAGAAATAAATATAATCAAGGGATTCGAGAAAGAGGTGAAACAAAAATCAAAAAGCGATAGATGGTGTAAAGATAATAAACAAACTAAGTTTTTAACAACATTGAGGTCAGTTATTTTATACATTAAATATCCAATTATCTACATTGATTACATCATAAAAAAATTAGGAATTATTATAGCAAAAACGTTCTCTAAGAACAAAGCGAATGATTCAGATAAACGAATCGTAATTAAACGAATGAAAGAATTGATATATTTGTTTATAAGTTTATTCATTGTTTATAATTGGTTTTTTATTTGGTGTTTTAAATATGACGACGGTAAAAAGGGAGAACACGTAATTACCCAAACCATTAATATTAATTTATTCGAAAATTCAGAATGGGGTATATTAAAATTTTTTAATAAAATTTTTAAATATTTGTTCGAGTTTGTTATATCTCCAGTAGCATTATTGGATTACGCATTTACAATTGTATCTCCCGTTCTATTGGATTATATTAAAACGGATAATATGAAATGGGTATTTTTATTTATAATAATTTCAAGTTCATTTGCAAAAACCGGAGCTTATTTAAAAAATTTATTTTTCCAATCATTACAAGTTTGTTTTGCAAGAGATATTCCTGGAGAAACTTTCGGTAAACGTTCCGCGTCTTTCACTACATACCCATTTTTGCATACATTGATTGCTGGTTCTTATATAAAATCTTTTTGGGAAAATTTCGAGATTCCTTTATTCTTTTTTATAGCGATATTTAATGCTATAAGTGGATTAATTCGAATGATGTTTTCACATTTTTGTGTATCTTTGGCAGCAATATTTGTATGTGTATATTTGTTTGTCTATTCATTCTTAGCTATTCCAATTTATTCGAAAAAATCAATTGGTGAAACCATTCAATTAATCGAACAATTTATTAGAGATTCTATTATAGAAAAACCCGAATTAAAGACATGTAATAGTACAGATGAATGTAAAAACAAAACATTTTTGGATTATATATTCCAATTTTTACAAAGTATTACGAATGTAATTTATATGTATATTTTTTCCATAGCAATTATATTGGTTCTGTTTAATTCTATTATAATATATGCATTAAAAATTGAAAATCATGATCTCAAAATGTCGTTAATTATCATTTCATTGATAATGATACTTTGTATAGGAATTACGAAATTAAGACAATTTGGTGATATTTTTTTCAATAAGTCGTCTGAATAGCTGAACAATAAAAAAGAATAAAAAACAATATAGAATATTTTTATTTATTATAATAGATAACAATATTTTGAATGACTAAGAAGAAATCGCAAACGAAAACCATGCCGCTTGTATCGGTATGTACTCCTACATTTAATCGTCGTCCATTTATTCCAATTATGTTCGAATGTTTTCGAAATCAAACGTATCCAAAAGATCGCATTGAATGGATTATTATCGATGACGGAACAGATAAAATAAAAGATTTGGTAGATTCTGCAAATATTCCACAAATCAAATATTTTCAAATTGATAAAAAAATGACATTAGGTGCAAAACGAAATTTAATGCATGAAAAATCAACCGGTTCAATATTAGTTTATATGGATGACGATGATTATTATCCTCCGGAACGTATTCAACACGCTGTAGAAAAACTGCAAGAAAGAAAGGACGTTCTTATTGCCGGATCAAGTGAATTATATATTTACTTTAAACACATACAAAAAATGTATCAGGCTGGTCCATATGGTCCAAACCATTCAACTGCTGGAACATTTGCATTTAAACGAGAATTATTAAGTATGACTAGATACAATGAGACGGCATCATTGGCAGAAGAAGCTGAATTTTTAAAACAATATTCCTTCCCAATGATTCAATTGGATCCATTAAAAACAATATTAGTTTTTTCACATATACACAATACATTTGATAAAAAAAATTTGTTGTTAAATCCGCACCCTGACTACATGAAAGAATCAAATAAAACAGTTGATATGTTTATAAAATACAAAGATGAAGATAAAATCAAAAAGTTTTTTCTCAAAGATATTGATCGTTTATTAGATAATTATAAACCAGGCGATCCTATAATGAAACCTGATGTATTAGAACAAATTAAAGAAATAACTGCAAAACGAGAGAAAATGATGAGCGAACAAAACGATCAACATATTATGATGGAGGTACCGGGTAAACCGCCAGTTAAACTCGGATTACCTGAAGCTGTAAATATGATTAATTCTATGCAGCAGCAGGGACAAGAATTAATTCGTAAAAATAGCGAATTAGAAAGTATAATTACACAGTTGCAAAAACAGTTGGTTAAATTTCAAATGCAAGGAGGTAATAATAATGGAGTACCTCAATCAAATGAAACAGAAAAAATTAGGAAGGAGAATATAGAATTAACAAACAAAGTATTAACTCATATCAATAACGAAAAATTATTAAAAATGGAAATTCAAGAATTAAAGAGTAAAATATCAAATCTTGAATTAAACACCAACACCAAACCATCGAAATCAAACGAACCACTAATGAAACCAATTGAAATTATAAAAGAAAGGTCCAAATTAGAACCGGAAGTTAAAGTTAAATTATAATTCATCAAATATTTCTTCATCAATACATGCATCAGTATCTTTCTTTACATTTTTGTCTAAATAACGATACATTCTTTTTATATCCAGCTTATTAATACTATAATCTTCAAATAATTGTTCAACTATGTTTATTTTATCAGCTTGATTATAAAAATCTTTACCATAAAATAGTCTTAATTCTTGGAAAAACGCGGTTAAATCTTTCTTATCCATATCTAATTTTTGCGACATATTATAAATAAATAATTGGTTATTGTATTCTGTCGAATATTTGGTTAAAACCTTAGTGAATCTTACTTCTGAATCGAATTTCGTCTTATTTGTGAATGTTTCATGATATAATTTGTTATTATAAAATGTCTTGATTAATGAACTCATTTCATTAAATTGCCATATTTGGTTTTGAAATGTAATTCTATCCATATAATCAGCGAAACACATATTATTTAATATTTTCAAATAGAATGGATAAGATTCATTTTGTGGATATTTTGAAATTACATCAACTATATTTTCATGCCATATTAATGCAATAATTGTTCTATCCGTTTCATTCATTATAGTGTTATGTTTGTCAATCGGAATATGTTCGTTAATCAGCATTTTTGTAATATTTTTTGAATCTTCATTGTATGACTTTAAAAGCAAAATATGTTTTATCAAATTTTCATTTAACGTTTTTGGATTATTATTGTATATTTTTTGTATAAATTGCAATTTTCGCATATCTCCTTGTATGTATTCTAATACGTGCGACTTCATTGGTATATTTGGAATAGTTTTGTCCAATATTTTTGATATTTGTGTTGTAGTTGGAAGTTTTAATTCAAATGTATTACAAACTTTCATAAGTTCTCTCATTTTCTTATCAAATAAATAGTTTCCAATACAAATGATAGGGTTTAATGTTATGTCTTCTAATCTTTGTTTTTTTGTTTTTTTCTGACGAATCAATTTGATTAGGGCAGTAATTCCACCTTTGTCTCCATTGTTCATTCCATCAATCTCATCCATAACAATTGCTATTTTTTTAACAGTTTTTGTCATCATATGGAGAACATTTCTATTTGAAATATTATTATTTGTAATCGTATCAATTAATGATTTATTTCGAACATCTCCTGCGTCATATTTAACTACATCATAATTCATTTCTTTTAATAAATCCATTATAAAATGGGTTTTACCACATCCTGGAGAACCATAGATGTATATTCCTTTTTTAAAATCAAGCTTCTTACAATTATCATCAAAATTATGTAAAATTTGTTTTATGTCTTGGGATATTTGCTCCCTTCCGAGAACTTGGTTTATATTCATTATGTTTATATGGAGTCTACTATTATTACAATGTATTTTTTATGTTAATTTATAACGAATACAAATTTTACACCTTTTTACATTTCAAACACCGATCATTCGTTTAAATTTATAATAAATTGTATAAATATATAATATTATAATATATGAATTTAGAAGAAATAGTTGATAATTCGAGAACCGACAAAAATACTGTACATTCATACATACCTCTCTATCAAAATTTACTGATAAATAAAAGGGAAACTGCTAAAAATGTATTAGAAATCGGAATAGATAAAGGCGGAAGTATAAAATTATGGAGTGATTTTTTTACAAATGCTAATGTTTATGGATTGGATATTATGAATATTAATAATGTATGGGAAGGTATTAAAAATAGTGAAAAAATTATATTACATACATCAACAGACGCATACAATAACGATTTCTTTATTAATCATTTCTTAAATAAAAACATACGATGTGATTTTATGTTAGACGATGGATCACATACTTTAGAAAGTATGATACAATTTATAAAATTATATTCTCAAATAATGACAGACGATGGTATATTAATAATCGAAGATGTTCAATCCTGGGATTGGATTGATATACTTAAAAATGAAGTTCCAGAAAAGTTAAAACAATTTATCAAAATTTATGATTTAAGACCAAATAAAAATCGTTATGACGATATAGTTTTTACAATTGACAAATCAAATATGTAATTTTAATTTATATTTTATTATAGTTAATTACATAACTATGTAAAAGGGTGTAAACATGAATTGCATAAATTACAACAAAAAGTATTATATTATATGTTTGAATATAATATAATTTTTTATTATTTTACATGGAACTATATTAATTTATCTACCAAATTTACTGAAATCTGCAGTTAATGGAATGAAATTAGAGGAAGGTTTTTGTGATAATGCACCATTATATGTATATGGATTCATTGGTCCAACTGGTTGACCTGGTATTAATGGTGTCGATATGTTTGTAGTTGATACTCCATAAGAACCTTGAACTGGAGAGGCATTGTATCCAATAGAATTATTTGACGCGCCATATAAACGTTGTTCTCTATTCGAATCTTTTATAAAATTTGCGGTTCCTCTTCCTGCGTCTTTGATTAAACCAACTGTACCGGAAACAGTATCTTTGGCTAAACCAACAGTTCCTGAAGCGGTATCTTTTGCGAATTTTCCAATACCAGAAGCACTATCCTTAATAAAACTACTTGCACCAGAACCTGCAGATTTTAATAAATCAGCTGTTTCTGAAACAGTTTCTTTTGCTAAATTTGTAGCACCTGAACCAGTGGATTTTAGTAAATCACTGGTAGTATCAAGTGTTTTATTATAAGAATCTGATATAGGTTTATTTGTTGTTTTTTCTGATTTTTTATCTACTTTACTGCATGAACTATCTGACCCACAAGAATTGCATTTTCCATAGTCTGGACAAGATGGACAAACAGGAGGTACAATTTGTGTTTTCAATAAATAATCTTCTGAAAAATGAACTGGTAGTGTTGTTCCACCACTTGTATTCCAGTACCAATACCATTTGTAATAATCTTCACTTAAATTAGTTGGCATATTCATATTAGTTCCAGAAGCCGAAGAAGAACCAGAAGAAGAAGAACCAGAGATATTCGAAGAACTATCATATAAAATACTATTTCCGGGTATTACTTGTCCATTAGTAGGATTTATCAGATTGCCATCAGTATTAAACAATTTAACATTTTCCAATTCATAATTTTTAACTCCTCTTGTTTTCTTTATTATAGCGATAACAGTATTTTTGTCGTCTGGTACAAATACAATTAATCTTTTACTTTGTGTTTCTGTTAAAGTCCATGGTTTAAACGAAACGTCGTCTATATTATTACTACTATCGGTATATGCAGAATCGGTATATTTAATACCTTTTGTATTTGTTCCTGGATTTCTTTTATAAATATCGTATTTTAGATTTGCTGCACTATTCTTTATAAACAATGTTCCATTTGTTTTCTTGAAATAAATATAGTTATTGATTTGATATAAATCTCCATGAGATGGGTCTACAATCCACAAATTAACCGCTGGATTATTTCCTACAATAGAATCATCAATACTAAAACTAGAATCGATTGGTATATATTCACTTCTATTAGGCGCCGAATCACCATTGAATAAGAAAGTAGAAATATTTTGATAACTTGTAGCAGCAGTATTTGTAGATAAATCGATAACATGTACGTATGTTTTTTGACCCCATGGAATATAAAACAATGCATTATTTGTTTTTTCATTGAAATCAGCAAGAGGGTTTATCTCAAATGATGAGTATGAATTAACTAATCCAGAATATTGTGTACCAGTTGGTCTAGTTAATTGTGGTATACCATTAGTAGTTTTAATGTTTGTGGTTTGATTTCCATAACGATCAGTTATTATTATTTTAGATACAGTTGTACCAGATACATCAACTGGTAGAGTATTATCGGATGCATCACCATAAACATACAATACACTACCATTGCTTCTATCAAAAAATATGTTATCATATAATTTAAATGACCCAGGATTATAATAACCACTTACATCAACCGTGTGTAATGAATTTTTGTCATAATAATAGCTTATAAATCCTTCGCGTTTAACTGTATTAATTCCTATAACAATCGATATTATCAAAACTGTTAACAATATTATAAATAACCAAAAAGGTGTTAATTTAAATCGTAGATTAAACATTATATACTGTAATTATATATATATTTTTATACAAAAAAACAAAATAGAATATAAAATTGATATTTTATTTTCTATTTTGTATAAAAGGTGTAAACAATCCTGTTATTATAATGCCTAAAAAAGAAATAGAACCACTGCAACAATATGTTGATATTAATAATACATATGAAATTGGTGTAGATGAATGCGCAAGAGGTCCTTTATTTGGTAGATTATATGTAGCCGCAACAATTTTACCTAAAGGCGATTCTTTCTTACATTCAGAAATGAAAGATAGTAAAAAAATACATTCTATGAAAAAAATGCGCGAATTATCCGACTATATTAAATCACATTCAACTGCATGGCATATTCATTATATTGAACCGGAAATAATTGATAAAATAAACATCAGACAAGCAGTATTACAAGGAATGCGCGAATGCATCAAACAAGTATTATTAAAAGTCGGTTCTGATGGAAAAGATACGTTGCTTGTAATTGACGGTAATGATTTTACACCTTATACGATATTTGATCAAACAACAGAAACCATAACTGAAATACCACACATTACAGTTGAAAAAGGAGATAATACGTATTCATTTATTGCAGCGGCTTCCATTTTGGCTAAAAACGCACACGATGAATATATTCTAGAATTATGTGAAGAATATCCTGAACTAAAAACCAGATATAATTTGCACGAAAATGTAGGATATGGAACTGCTAAACATTTAGCTGGAATAAAAGAACATGGTATTACGCAATGGCACAGAAAAACATTTGGTTGTTGCAAAACTGCATTGTATAATCCTATGGATAATCCTATAGCCCATACATCTGAACCCTAAAATTGAAATAAATTTATAAAAAATAATAATATATTACTATTTTTTATCCATATAATAACTAAAATGAAAATTGAAGTAATGAATTTTCAAAACACCGATTATGAAATATTTATCGGTAGAAATAAACAAGACAATTGGGATCTAATTGATGTTTCACAACAAACCGATATATGGTTTCATGTAGCAAATGCACCTTCATCTCATATATTTCTTAAAACAGAAGAACATATAAGCAAAATTCCGAGGCAAGTTATTAAACGATGCGCATGTCTATGTAAAGCATATTCTTCTAGTGCTTCTGTAAAAAAATGTGAAATAATTTATACTACCGTTTCAAATATTCAAAAAGGAGAACACGTTGGTGAAGTTATCGCGCAAAATACAAAAAAAATTGTTATCTAATTTTGAAACCCTTCGTGTATATATTACACCATATTATACCGCATAAAAAGAAAATGAGACAAACTACAGTTATAGTTTATATTAGATCTACGTTTCCGAATAGAAATGAAATATTTAGAAAAAATATTTATATAAATTATAATAATGAGTAATTTTACTAAATATCGTGATAAAACTATAGCTAATGATTCGGATGAAGAGAATGAAAATGATGAAGAGAATGAAAATGATGAAGAGAATGAAGATAAACCTACCCCTATTACACCAATTACATATGTAATATATTGTCATGGAGGACAAACCGGAACTAGTTTTCCTTTGCATAAATTTGTAAAAATTAAATTTCTAGCCAATCCAGAAGATAGAACCGATCCACATGGAACATTACTTTGGTGTTCAATAGCAGATGTTTTTAATGTTTGTAACGAAAATTATGTTTCAGAAAAGTCATATGTCTACCCAAACGAATGCCCAGAACTTAGTTTAGCAGGAGAACCGGATAAAAATCTGGATGAAGTACCACTATTTGGAATTTATATATGCAGTAAAAGCGAAATATTATTATTAGAAGACTTGAGACATACTATACCTATTACATTATCTGATCTCATAAATAACGTCATTGTACCTTACCATTTACAAAATTATAACACACCAATTACTGTTGTAGTTCAGACTTGCGTAGTAACTCCAATCTGGAAAGAAGGAACAGGTAAGCATGCATCGGTTATTAAATTTACTGACGCACTTGACGATACAACTAATTCGGCTAGTAATATGGCGACTGATTATAGTAATTTCATGGATGATGTAGTACATGATCATGTAGTAGGACGTCGCGGTGGTAGAAAGAGCAAAAAGAAAAGGAGATCAAAACATAAAAAACAGTCAACTAAAAAAAACGGAAAACATATAAACAAAACTAGGAGAATCAAATACAAACGCAAATAAATACATTTAATATCAAATAAAATATATTTATTTTTACACATTTTCAATAGTTATACGTTATCTAGTTGATAAATCCAATACGTTCAAACATTTGTTCAAACCATTTTTTTGATACTACTATATATTTTGTTTCTCTATCCATTAGTGAATATCCAATTGTTAAAGAACCATTTTTATAAACCATACCTAATGTATATTCCACTGGGTTTTTATCAAAAGTGAATAATGGCGTATATCTTTTAATTTTGAATGTGTTTTTATCTAATGCTACCATTACGTGGTAATAGAACCGTCTATTCTCGTGAGATACTACATGGCATAAAACCCAGATTTCACCATCTACATTAACTCCGTTAGTTGAACCACGGAAATGATTAAAAATATTTGCTGTAGGTAATACATTGGATACAGTAAAATCTCCAGTTTGATTATTAATATCACCAATTACAAGAGGATGCCACGAATAAATACATTTTAAATTTCCCTTACCATCTTCAAACAAAACCCAATTTTTTTCTATTTCTTTTTGCTTTTCATATTTTAATAAAACCGATTTTGTACAACCAGTATCTAAATCAATTTCACCGTGTTCTACTACAATATTGCTTTGTCCTATTCCACGGTTAGCGTTATACAATAATTTGCCTTTGTAAGAAAAAAGCCTCATATCTTCTAATCCAACATAACGGTCATCGTACATTTTATCATATTTTATGATTTCGTCGTCTTGAATTTGAATATACGTATTTCCTAGTGTATTGTATCGTCTGAATACGTTATGTGTTGTTATGTGTTCTTTATTCTCATAACCACCGTTGTCGTTAATATGATAATTAACATATCTTACATTGATTATTAATTCATTGTTATGAATGCATAATGACGGAGTACTTGATTTAAAATCATTCGATGTAATTAGGTTATTGCCGATTTTTTCGAATTCAGATAAACGATCATCTTTTATTGTATCTATTTTTGGAGAATAAAACTTATAATTACTTAAAACATTGTTAAAAATCCAAGGTTCAATATTATAGTAAGCCATTAAATTCATACTACACCTTGCTAAATCATAATTATCTACATTATGATAATATCCTATAATACTTAATTCATAATCTAATTTATAATTATAAACATCTTTTTCTAAAAATAAATAATCGAAATTTTTATTTTGTCTCTTTTTATCATCTGCTATTTTAAAAAAAATATATGCCAATTCATTTTTACCAGTCTCTCTGTAATAATGAACTATTTCATATAAATTTTCAATGCGTTCAGGAAAAACAGAGAATGCATTTAACCAACTAATAATTGCATGATCCATATCACCTAACCATTTATAACATCTTCCCATTGCAAAATAACTATACCATATTTCTTCTATCCAACCACCTAATTTAACTCTCTTTTTATATGTATCAATTGCATTCTGGTATTGACCACAATCCTTATAACTATTTGCCAAATAAAATGTATATCTATCATTATCAGGTGTTTGCTCCAATGCAGTAGAAAGTAGTTTAATATCACGTTGAAATTTATCTGCTTTACTACCACCATCTCCAACATCCATAATAAATATATCATTCATATGAAACGTATTCATCGTAGTACCATTGGGCGTTTGAACATATTCATGCGTAACACCCCAATATTTCATTCCAATTCTATTTTTAACAATACGCGCGTTCTTATAATAGAAACTTTCACTTCCTTGAAATATATGATGTAAATCAAATTCACTCAGTTTGTTTTTAAACTTGGTTAAGTCAAATTTATCAGATACTTTTAACATCATATCTGCATCCATTAATAATATATAATCAGCATTTTCCATATTTTCACATTGTTGTAAAGCAAAAGTTCTATTGTATCCAAAATCGCGAAATGTTTCTTGAACTACTTTACCTGGAATATTTTTATTACGAAAATAGCTTTCAATTAATTCTATTGTATTATCCGTACTTCCTGTATCACAAATGCAATAACTATCTATTATTTTATAGATAGAATCAAACAAACGTGTAATTACTTTACTTTCATTCTTAACAATCATATTTAGGCATAATTTGGGAAGTTCAGCAGTTGAATTCATTTGAGGATAATATAAATAAATAACAAAAAATGTTTATATATTTTTTTATTTAATAATCTATACTATTTTCATTCTATACTATAATATAGTAATATTATAATATTATAGATTAAAAAATGGCATTTACACGTTTTCACGATGATCCTGCAAGAATTAGAAAACAATTACAAGAAAGTACTGGATTAGGTAGATATCAATTAGATGCACCTGGTCCTGGATTGAATCTACCATTCTTCGAAGATCCACAAATTAGATTGCAGGGGTGGGGTGCAAATCTGCGAACAAATACAATCGAATTAGATACAGATTTAAAAGGTATTTCCAGAAAACTTACACACGATGTTGTTGATTACAAATCAAAGACGCCTTATAGCGCGGCTCGTGAATATTCTACATTACCTTCATTTGTAGACGAATCAAGAGCAACACATCCAGCATGGACGTTTAGAGATTTAGAACAAACTCGTTGGAATTATTCTTTTCACGATGTTCAAGGAAAAACAGAAATTCCATTTATTAATAATGAGAGTACACGTATTTTAGAGAAAACAAAGTATGTACGTAATGTTCCAATAGTAGACGGTAATAGTAATACAGATTATTACTTAACTGGTAAATCTATGTGTATTGGTGGAAATTGTTAATTCTATGTATGTTTTCAAGAAAAAAAAAACGTGATAATATATATTACAATATATTATCATGGAAATCGGAATACCATTATTAGCCATGGGTGGATTATATATAATTTCAAACCAATCTAAGAAAAAAGATAACTTTCAAAACAGAAGTAAATTACCGAATGTAGATGTACCTGACAAAAATTATCCATCACAGTATCCAGTAGTTTCTGCTGAAACAGATCTTACATCAAAATTATCAACCGTGAATAAATTTGATGGTACTGGAGCATATACTGACAAATATTTTAATCCTCAATATAATCAAACAAATACAGACTCATATTCTCCATTTGGTGATAGTATAGGTACAAATCCTAATGCTAGTTATTATTCTTTAACTGGAGATAAGGTCGATCAAGATTATTTTCGCCATAATAACATGGTTCCTTTTTTTGGTGGAAATATCCGCTCAAGAAATGTCGATGCAAATGCGAATGAATCTGTTTTAGACAACTATATTGGTTCTGGTTCTCAAACAATTGTTAAAAGGGAACAAGCACCATTATTTGCACCTGGTGAAAACTATCAATGGGCGACTGGTGCACCGAATACCACTGATTTTATGCGCTCTCGTGTGAATCCAAGTTCTCGAATGGCAAATGTTAAACCATTTGAAGAACAGAGAGTAGCACCTGGTTTAGGTTTAGGATTTACAACAGAAGGTGCAGGAGGGTTTAATTCGGGTATGATGAACAGAAATGAATGGAACGAAAAAACAGTCGATGAATTACGTGTAGCTACCAATCCAAAATCAAGTGGTCATTTGTTATTAGGTCATGAAGGGCCTGCAATGAATTATATTACAAGACGTGGTGAATTGGGTGTAATGGAAAAACATCGTCCCGATGGTAGTTTTGAAGTTGGGCAAGACAGATATTTAACAACAACTGGTTTAGAAAAAGGTCCAACATTACGTTCTGTACCAATTGAACGATTTGTAAATCGGCCAGAAACTACTGCAGAATATGCAGGTGTTGCTGGGTATGGTAAATCAAATTTGTATGTTGATGGAGAACATATGCCAACCCATCGCATTGAATTAGGTAGTGTTCCATTCACTCCTGCTGGCGCAAATGGTAAGTATGGAGCAACAGAATCAGATTATGGTATGAAATCAAAAGTAGCATATCCAAACAATCGTAGTTCAACAGCACAAAATAGTTATTATGGTGCCATCGGTGGAGCATTTGGTGCAGCTGTAGCACCATTATTGGATGCTCTTCGTCCATCACGAAAAGAAAACACAATTGGAACATTACGTCCTTACCAAAACGCAAAATCAAATGTATCTTCTTCCTATGTATATGATCCAAATGATAAACCATTACCTACAATTCGTGAAACAACTGAATCATCAAAATTCCATTTGAATGTTAATGCAAATCAACGCGGAGGTGCATATCAAGTCGCAGAACAACAGCCAATACATAATGCTCGCGAAACCACTGGTAATTATTTTTATGCAGGTAATTCGAGTGCAGGTGCACGTTCACAAGATATGCGTTCATATGAAGCTGAGTATAATCAAAGAAACAATGATATTAAATCATCTACTATTGATGGAAGATTAGTTCCAGGCAATATGAATTTATATGATGGAAATATTAATATGGCGGCAAAACCAAAGGATAATTATTTAATTAATAATCGTCCATTAGCACCACGTGGTACTATTGAAGCACCTTCAGTTTATAATATGGGTAGAATGAGTGGAGCAGAACCTTTATATCAAACCATACAATTAGATCGCAATTCACCTGATGTATTAAATGCATTACAAGGTAATCCTTATGCTATTCCTTATAGAGCAAAGTAAATAAATATTGAATTTCTTATATAATAATTATTATACCTATAACAATTATTATACCCATAGTATGACATAGTATGACATAGTATGACATAGTATGACATAGTATGACATAGTATCATGTATTTCTATTTATTTTTCTTTGATTGTTTCTTGGATTTATTGGATTTTTTATGTTTCTTGGATTTATTGGATTTTTTATGTTTCTTGGATTTACCGGCTCCAGTTATTGGAATTACTGAAGATGGTTGTGTTAATCCAAGTGGTGGTTGTTTTTCTCTAATTTGTGGATTGAATTGCGGTGGTACTGGTTTTGTCTGTATTGGTATTGGTTCTTTATGTAGTCGTTCTGGTCCTGACTGTAGTAATGGGTTTGGTTTTATTTTTAATTCGGGTTTTGGGTATGATTCTAATTCTGATGTAGGTTGTACCTTTTTTGAAAACAAAAAGTCAAAAAACCCTCCTCCTGCGGTTCTTGTATTTACATATGAACTAATCGCTTGTTGTCTTGTCGGAAATACTGATACCACTGGTACTATTTCTCTAAGTTGATCTGGATCTATTCTACCAAGATCTGTTTGTCCAAACATAGTATTAATACGTAATATATTATCTCTTACAGAAACTACCATTCTATTAATTCTATCATGATAATTGCTTCGTATAATATCCAGTAAAAATCTTGGTAAATATTCTACACGTTGATTACGTATATTTGTAATTTTGATATTATTAATGTCGCTTGTTATAATTAATATAATTGAATTATTAAATGAAATAGGTACATCATCGGAACCGCCTCTATATGTATCTGATAGTCTGGTTCGTAGGTAATTCGAATTTTTTATCATTGTATAAAAATACAATATATTTTATTTTTTACCAATTGCTTTTTTTAACATTGATGTTTGCGCCTTTATTCGCTTTTTTTGTTTTACTTGGATCAAATTCTTCGTCTTCGTCATCTGAACCCATATTTTTAGAAATTTCCCAAAACTCTTTACTGCCTAAATGAAATGGTGGATGGTCTTGAGCTTTGTACCAAAATATTTGGTCTATCAATTTATTCGATTTCGCATTGTTATTAATTACCAAGCATTCGAAGTTTTCTGTAGTATTGTCCAGAACTGCACAAAAACTTTCTAAAGTAGGAAACATACTTGCATAATTTTCCCAAATACGTTTACGATTTACTAAATAAGGTTCTCTCAAAATAAAAACATAATCAATATTTGTTCTTAAATTTGGTGGAATACCTAATGGATATTGCATGGTTATAATTAACATTATCTTCCAATGACGTCCATTCATGAAAAGCAAACGCATCATTTTATCACGTGTCCATGATTGATCATATAAACAATCATCCATAATTACAAACGCACGCGGATCAATGGTACTTCTTTTATATGTATCTATTTCTTTTTTAACTTCTTTCAAAACAGCTCGTTGTCTTCTTAATACATTCTCAATTAATACGGTATTATATTCGTCGTGAATAAATAACTTGGGTACGTGATTTTTATAAAATCCATTACCTGCTTCAGTTCCGGAAATAACAGTTCCAATAGGTATATCTTGGTGGTAATATAATAAATCTCGAACTAAATATGACTTTCCTGTATCACGACGCCCAATCAAAACAACTACTGGACCCTTGTTCTCATCTGGTTTGAATGTTATATCTCTCATATTAAATTTTTTTAATTCTAATGTCATTTATATGAAATGAATAAATAATATAATATAAAATATACCAATAAATAATACAGTTTTACTAAACGAATTTTTTTTGAAGTCTGGTTTTTCGATTGTAAAAAATACTCTTACGTTTTTTTGTATTTTTCTTTTTTTTATATTTTCGTTTAGTTTTGTTTCCACCATCAGTGTTATATTTAACAACATATTGTTTATCTTTAAAACCATTTTTAATATATAAATTGGAAGAAGCATCTGTTATACCCATTCCGTATATTACAATTACTGGTTTGACTGCATTTACATTTTTCTTAGCTATATTTTTCAATTTATTTAACAATTCTGTTCCTAAACCTTTTTTATCAGCAGATACGCATATATATGTTATTTCCCAGTATTTAGTATTATCATAGTTGGTTACACATATAATTCCTTTAATTTTTGAATTTTCTTCAAAATAAAGAGAAAATGAACATTGATTGATACAATCAATTATATTATCGGGTTTAAATACACCTCTGCATATATCATTACCTATTTTTTCAGGATTTATTTTATTACTCGATAGTATTCCTAAATCAGTAAAATCAACCGAGAACCATTCATTAACGTAAATATAATAACTCATAATATACAAGTTATTTAGATTTTTTTAGATATAGCGTTTATATATCACTATTAAAATATAATTTTTTCCTATAAATGAAAACAACGGAAAAACTAACAAAGTTTAAAATTCATTATAATAAAACGAAACCTTTAGACTTAAAACGTTTAGAAGAACAATATATTCAAACAGAGAATGACAAAATTCATAATTATAATCCATTCCATATCCAAAAGTTTCAAAATTTTCAACCAATATACCCACTATATTTTGATATGAATGAACAAAATTATGATTCAATATGTTTGAATCATAGATATCAAATAGTTGATTTAGAAACAGTTTTAGATACATCAGACGTAGCCATATGTACAAAACCAATATTCATTAAATATTCTCCTTTACTTGACCCAATCAGATATATGATTGGAAAATATGTTATGAATGACCCATCCATTCATACATTACCTTCATTCAATTCGACCAGTTGTGATAAAAAAATTGCATACTATAATAACACAGCATACGTGGATTGTTTTTTTAGTTTTTTGTCAAGTCAATTACTACATACACATAATTTTAAACATGGAATTGATTTTTATGGTAATTATTCCGCAATTCAAGACAAATTTAAAATGAATATTTCAGATGATTTTGAATATTTAAATAGTTCTAATTATTTCTTAAATAATGCAGGAAAGGTGTTTAAAATTACAAATCATGAATCAATTTCTTATTTTAATATGAATAATTCAAGAGGTAATAAAATGAAGCTTAATATTTCGAATTCAGCAAATGTTCATAATTTATCCAATGTATCAGTTATTGACGTTAATATTACAGATGACATAAATACAGAATCATATGAAAACATAGAACAAGTATATTTAAAAAATAATACTGAAAAAAGTGAATCAACAAACGATGAAGACGAAGATGAATCAGACACTGAAACGGATACAACAGAAACAAGCGAATCCGATACAGAATCATCTGAAGAAGAAGAAGAAGAAGAAGAAGACGATGATGATACCCACGATAGCAATGATGATAATATTGAACCAACAATCTACGCTTACATTGATAATTTTCCGGTTCAAATGATTTGTCTTGAAAAATGCGATGGAACTTTGGATGATCTATTTGAAAATAATGAAATTGATGCAGAAATCGGGGCAAGTGTATTGTTTCAAATAATAATGATTTTGATCGCTTACCAAAAAGCATTTCATATGACTCATAATGATTTACATACAAATAATATTATGTACGTTCATACTAATGATCAATATCTGTATTATCGATTTAATAAAATAAACTATAAAGTACCAACATATGGTAAAATTTTCAAAATAATTGATTTTGGAAGAAGTATTTACAAATACAATGGCCAACTATTTTGCAGTGATAGTTTTGCACAAGGCGGCGACGCAGCTACACAATATAATTTTGAACCATTTTATAATCCGAATAAACCATTGCTTGAACCAAACTATAGTTTTGATTTATGTAGGTTAGGCTGTTCTATTTATGATTTTATTATTGATGACGATGTTGATATAAAAGAAATGGATGAATTGCAACAAACAATATTACGGTGGTGTCAAGATGATACTGGTAAGAGTGTTTTATATAAAAAAAATGGCGAAGAGCGATATCCTAATTTTAAATTATACAAAATGATTGCTCGAGATGTTCACGCACATACACCACACGCTCAATTGTCTTATCCACTTTTTAACAAATTTTCTATGAAAAAAACACAAAAGGTTGCAAACGAACTATTTATGGATTTAGATAAACTACCATCTTATGTGTAAAATTATTTTATCAATAATTTTTTTGTTATACGATTATAATATACATATACATTATGGATATTATAACTTATTTGATATCAGAATTTTTCAAAGAAGAAAAAGTAAATACAGCTATTTTGTGTATATTAAGTTTAGTAATTACTTTAATACAAACCAATGGGATTTCTTATATTACAGCAAATATTATTCAATCAATCGAACAAAATTCAAAAAAAATAACCATGCAATTTTTTCAATATTTTGTTCTTGTATCTATTCTATTTTTTGCAATTTATTATATTTATAAACGTTATCAAAATAATCTTATTACAAAATTAATTCAATGGATTAAACACGAAATATTCAAAATTATTTTAAAATCAAATAACGAGAACATGCAAAATGTTAATTTTATTGAATTTATTACACCTATTACTCGTATTTCAGTATCATTTTATGCATTGTTTTTTGATATTATAACCGTAATTATACCTACATTCGCATTTTTATTAATCATTTCATTTTATTTTTTGTATGAGAACACTACATTTGGTATATGTTTCTTACTTGCAAACTTAGTAATTTTTTATTATATTTTTTTTAATTGGAAAGATTTAACAAAAGCGAAAAATGAACAAGAGACAATTATAAATAAAAATGAAAAATTTATTATAGATATTTTAAATAATATCGATAAAGTAATTTATCGTGGTGAAACTGTAAATGAAATTAATAATTTTACTACATTAACCGATAAAGCAATTCAAACCGGAAATAATTTATTAAATATGATTTCAAATCATACTAGTATATTAACATTTTTTGTATATATTATTATTTTTATTTCTTTATTTTATTTAATTCAATTACGATACACAAAAAAAATTAGCACAACTGTGTTTATTACATTTATGACCATTTTATTATTGTATAGAGATCGAATTATTGGAACAATCAATAATTTACCTGATTGGTTAGAATTTATTGGAAGAATTGAATATATTACAGATGATTTTAATAAAATGTTAGGTAATAAACTCAATATCAATGAATTGTTTTCTAAAAAATACGAATCACATGATTTAAAATTTAAAAATATAGTTTTTGATAACATTACATTTTATTATGAATCAAAGAAAACTACTCCTGTTTTTACTAACGCGTCATTTAATGTTAATACAGATAAAAAAATAATAGGTATTACCGGATTAAGTGGAAAAGGAAAATCTTCGTTTGCCAAATTATTGTTGCGTTTATATGAACCAGTTAGCGGAAAAATATATATAGATGGTGTTGATATTTCTACAATTGATCCTGATTATATTCGTCAAAACATAACATATGTTAACCAGAATTCAAGGTTATTTGATAAAAAAATATTAGATAATATGATGTATGGATGCAAAGACAGTGAAAAATGCAAGGATTTTTTGAAAGAAATTATGAAATATCCAAAAATTCAAGGATTATACAAAAACGTTGATATATATAATTCATATGCAGGTTCTCTTGGAGAAAATTTATCCGGTGGACAACGACAAGTTGTTAACATTATTAGTGGTTTAATTAATCCATCAAAGATACTAATTTTAGATGAACCTACAAATGCATTAGATCCAGATTTAAAACGCGAACTAATCATGTTGATTAGTGATTTTAAACGATACAAACAATGTATTATTATAATTACACATGACAGGGATGTTCATGCATTATTTGATGAAACACTGAAACTGTAGGTACAATAAAGCTTAGAAATAATATAAACACTATATTATTTAGAACAAATGGAAAAAATACAAAAAGAAGGATTGGAATTGTTCACTAAGAAAAATAAAGATTACGGTGATTTTTTATATTTTAATATAATTTTAATATAATATAAAATAAAATAAAATGGAAAAAGAAACACAAAATTTTGAAATTACAATTGATAATTATACATATACGATTGAATATAAATTTAATTTAGAGAATTTAGATTATAAATTTTTAAAAATGAAATCAAAAAAAAATACTGATAATGAGGAAATACATTTTATAATTGTGAATTCTCTTAGTGAATGTGGCATGTGGCGTTTATGTGCAATTGAACAAAAATATAGAAATAATGAAGACGGATTTTTTTTTTACAAAGGTGCTAATTATACAATGAGCACATTCATTATATTAGAATTACAGATTTTTATAAATACAGTAATTGATGATATTCCTTTAGAACAAAATAATGCACTTGTCAACAAAATAATATCAACTGGTTTATATTTCAGAGATGATGAAGATATTATGAAAAGAATTGATAATATAGATAAAAATAACAATATAGGAATAGGTAATTATGATTGTATGAACAAATATACACGATGTTTAAATGATATAATAAAAACTAAAATTGAACCTGAAGAAGATTTATATGAAGATGGTAATAATAATAATAACGACGAATATGAATTGATTGGGCGAAGAAATATTATTGATAATTTTGATTTTGATTCAACTTCTATAAATTTTTTTTCAAAATATAATTATAAAGATTCTATTGCCAACAATAAACCAGTTGATATTATTAAATGGTATCAATATAAAAAATTATCAACACAAAAAGACAAAGAAGATAAATTTTGGCCAGTAGACTCAAGTTTAGCGATTGATAGAACTATAAACTTTGGAAATACTAATATAAAAATAGAAGGGAATATTTACACTACGATTATCAAAAAGAAAAATACAGAAACAAATTCAAATAATGAACATGAAGAAGAAAATGGAAAACACATATTATATTTTATGATTTTTTCTGGAACTATTGAAGTGCCAGAGAAATTAAAAAAACTAAATTTAGATAGTAAAATATATAAATTTAATGAAGAAAATATAACAATTGTAAATGAAATTATACCTCTTTACATTATTCCATATAATTATAGAGAAAAAGATGAAAGCGTTTACACTGTTAAAAGTTTAGGTTTATATCCTATTTATTCTGAATTTTTTTATAAAAAAAAAATAAATAGACTTTTTACATCTGAATCTTTATTAGACATGGCTAAAATTTTAAATTATATCAGTCAGTGCCCAGAAAATTATCAAATGTGTGGAACACAATATAAATTAAATATAGACACTTATAAAAATATTCCTTTTTTTAATGAATTAAAAGATAGAACATTATCTATTATTAATAATAATAATAATGAAGCTACGCTTGGTGGAAAAAATAAAACTAGAAGGTATAAAAAAACTAAAAATTCTAATAAAAGAAAATCAAAAAAGTCAAAAAGAAAATCTATAAAAAAATAATTATTCAAGAATAGATAAAATAATAAAACACTATTTTATTACCAAATTAGCAACCAACCAAGAACATATGGTGTTATTGGAGTCTTGATGCGAATTGAAGATAAAATACAACGTTCGCTGTCTATTACAAAAAATGGCGTGAATTTGGTTAAAGATGAAGGTATTCGAGATACATTGCTGGACCTACATAATTATGCAGCAATGGTCCTAATGTTATTGGACGAATAATTTATACAATTCGATTAAAACCCAGGTGCATCCGTAAATATTTGAGTTTGTGGAACGTTATCTCCATCTCCGATACCTAACAATTGATTAAATGTTCCACTCATTTGAAAAAATAAAAAAATAGGCAAAAATGCTGATGAAAAAACTACAAATGCATCGCGTACTAGATATTTAAGTGGTCTTATCTCTTTTTCTACGTATTTCATCATTACCAATTTAATAATAAAAAAAATAATTGCAATTGAAATCGCTAATAACAAAATTTTTTCCATATCGTTTGATTCCTATACTAAAATATCAAATAATTTAAATTGATATTTTACGCATTATACTAGTTCTTCGATATCGTCTAATAATACTTCTACATTACTAGTTTTATCTTTTTTATCAAAATCAAAAATGTCTAAATCATCTAAATTTATACTATCTGTATGAATTTTAATTCTATCATTAATATCGCCGTCTTCCTCTTCTTCTTCCAATTTACGTTGTATCGCCCTAGAAGTACTTATTTCTTCTAATCGTTCGATTGTTTTGGGTGCGTTAACCTGGCTTACATCTCCAGACATCGCATCTTGAACGCTGTCATAATCATTGAATGATAAACGTGTTATAACCGGTTCGTTATCAATGTTTTTTATTGCAGGAACTACTGGTGGTAATTCGGGTTCATCTGATTCCGATTTTTTTTCTTCGGGTTTAATTTCACTAGTATCTTCTTTATTTTCGACTTCATCTACGATGTTCTCAATAATTACTTCTTCTTCTTGTTCGATACTTTCATCCATATATGCACGAATAATTTCTTCTGTTGGAATACTCTCGCGAATAGTAGTTAAAATACATTCTTGTACAATCAATTCAAGTTCTCTCGAATTTCTTTGTGTTAATAGTGGAGAAATGCTTTTTTCAAATAAATAAACATTGGTGTATACTTTACGGGCTACATGAATGTATACTTTGTGAATGAAATTATCTAATTTTGGAATAGATATATCTATTTTTTTTTGTTTATTTCCAACACGAATACAAGTAAGTACTTTTAATTGAATAATATGAACACATGTAATTAAATCTTCTAAATAATTGCATCCACTTCTTTCAATAATACGCTTGCGTTCTTCCTCAATTATAGTTTGATTCCATTTTGGAACACGGGACAATAAATTTTGAAATGTCATTAAATATTTGCCTAATTCATCGTTGTCGGCGCATAATTTCCACGATTCGTTGAAGATTGAACGAACCCCTTCAATAATTAAAGGTGTAAAAATACTTACCAGACGACTACACCATTCATTTTTTGATTCTTGTAGATTAGAAAGAACAAAATCGTCCATGATATAATCTTACTTACATTTTTTGTATATTGTTTAAACGCGTTTTGTTGTAATTATATTCTTGAAGGAATATGTATTTTATCTGCAAAAATGAAATCTAACATGTATAATATCAGTAATTTTTCACATCGAAATTCGGATTTAACTTTATGAAAACAGAGTTCTATATTGGAAATTTCAAGATTAGACCACTTATCATTTGCTTTAATGAAGTCTATTAAATCTAAACAAGAATATCCTTCTTCGTACGCATCACAACTAAACGTAGATAACATCTCATGATTTATTTTTTTATTCAAAACTTTTCTTTCAATTATTGAATTAAACCTCATTTTAAACCATTCTGTTTTTTCTTTGTCTAAGTCTTCGAATTTGAATTTTTTATTTAAATTATATTCGTGTAAATTTACGATTTTTCCGTTTTCCATATATTCTGGAACGAAAATTTCGCAAAATCTTGATAATATTGGATTTAATAATTTGCATTTGTTCTCCACTACTATAAAAAAACGTGTGTTATTACTAAATAATTCAATACATCTACGAAGTGCTGATTGTGCGTCATTTGTTAAACTTTCTGCATTAAATAATACAATAGATTTGAATTTAACTCCTGTGTTTGACTGCAAATTTGCTTTTGCAAAAAATTTTAATTCTTCCCGAATGAATTTTATTCCTTTCCCATGAGAACAATTTACAAATATTACGTTATTTTTAATTTTTTGTTTATCGTTGTTGTAAATCTTATAAATAAAATCGTAAACTAATGTTTTTTTTCCACATCCGGAGGAACCGTGAAAAATAATGTGTGGTATTTTATTATTTCTATAAAAATAGTCTAATTTTTCGTAAATATCTTGATGAATAGGAAGGCGCGTTTGTGTGTTTGTATTATCCATATTATTGAATTCTAGCAAGTTAGATAGTTTAGCGTAAAATTTCTATATGTATGTTTTTAAAATATGTTTTTTAAATATATATTATATATATTATATATATTATATACAATGAGTAATACACCAAAGATTAAATACATTCGTTGTGCCAAAGGAACTCGTCGAAATAGAAAAACAAAAGCTTGCCGCTCAGTTAATCGCAAACGTTGCCCAAAAGGTTCTCGTAGAAGCAAAGGAACTGGAAAATGTGAAAAAAAGTCTACTAAATAAGTGTCAAATATATGGTGGGTTTGGTGCGTCATGGTAAATATTTAGAGAATTGTTTGAAAAAATATTTTATATATGTTTATATATATATATATATATAAAATGGCTGAAATGAAGGAAAGAATAAAACTTTTTTACAGTACTGCAACAATGGAAGATATGAATATAGTAGACACTGTTCAGGAGATAATTATGCAACTAAACCCTGCCTATAGCAGACAGACAGCAGCAAGTGTTGCACTACAAAAATTTCTTTTAAAAAATCCAGACAAATATGCATTACCTAAAACAGGCGGAAATTATAAAAAACATAAAACACTGAAAAGAAAACATAGAAAATTTACTAACAAAAGTAAAAAACATAAGAGAACAAGATATCACAGAAAAAAGTAAGAGAATTAACCATTTTTAACTATATTAAGTTGTTTTGTAAAAATAAACCTTTCATGATACATCGTTTTACGTCGCAAATTACAACTCAAACATGCAATTTCCACGTTATTTTTATTATGTCCATAATTGTTATCAATTCTTTCTAACGACCATTGTTTTGGTTCTCTTACATGTTCGTATAAAATTCTAACATTGTGTTTGCAATAATAGCATTTCAACTCGGATTTTTTTATTAAATCGATTGTATAATCCAAATCAACAAAATCTGGGGCGGAGAACAATGATTTATCCAAATCTTGAGCCTTATATCCATTTATTTTTTGTTGAATTTGTTGAATCATCATTTTGTATATAGGTAGTTCTGTATTGTGTGAAGTAAGAATATCATTTTGCATTTGACTTGTATAATATTCAGATTGGAGAACCTGCTGCCATTTATCGGTTTGTGCAATAACTCGTACTTTTTTCTCTTTTTGTGTATTTATTTGTTTTAAATCTTGTTTTGTTTTTGTTGTTTGTCGCGATTTATCCGGTAATATAATAAATTTATTTTCCATATTATATTACAAAATTAATATTTATATTTAAATAAAACTTAATAGAAACAATTTCATATAATTACATAAAGACAAAAGCAATAAAATATGTTTACATCTAATAATAAGATCGCTCCATTGAATGAATCTGATTCATTGAATGAATCACAACATAGCAAAATGGTTAAATCATCCAAGTTTAAAAATATTATATCTACTTCTGATAACTTATATGAAAAAACCGAAATGTCATCACAAAATATAAATGATATTTTAGATAAAGAACAACAACATAATAAAACTGAATCGTGGAATAAATTGGATAAAACGATTAAAATACAGAAACTGCATATTTTTGCGGAACGATATGGGAAAGATAACGGGTTTTCAGTCAAAGATATAAAATCATTGAAAGTTTTTTTTAACGATTGTTTGGAAAAAAATAAATTGCAAAAAACAAAAGACGTATGTTATGATAAAGATGCGCGTGAAATTACTTCGATACCTTCATTGTTTTTTAATTCAATTAATCGAAACTTCACATTGAAGAACATGGATTCAAAACGTGTATCTACATTAAAATCATTAACCCCTAAGCGTATGAGCAATAAAAATTTAGAAGATTTGTCTGAAAAATAAATTATTAATATATATATATATATATATATATATAATGTTTAATAATGATCAAAAGTTGGAAGAAACTCTTACAAGTTATTTTATGAATCAAGAAGGTGAAGATAGATATTCACTTAGAAATTTAATACTCGCTTGTTTTGCAGATCTAGATCGTTTAGAAGAAATTGATAATGTATTGAATGTATTGAATACATTTATACGAGCAAATTTTCATGAAACTATTTACATCTGCTCTCCAAACGCTGCTGCAGCAGCGTTAAGGCAATTAGCACCTGAAGATTTGGAAAACGTTTATTTATTTTTAAGAAAAGATGTATTACGAAGCAATCTTAAAATACTGTTTGACAATTCTGTACTTCCATATACATTAACAATGTTTAGAGACATGTTAGTTCTACGTTATAGAAATCATAATGGTCCGCCTTATTTTATATATAATGAAATTGATGATTATCTTAGACTTAGACTTAGAGATGTTTCAGAAATAACAGTACAATATTATACTACTGGAAACCCCGATTTATTTAGTAATTTATATACGCATCTTTATCGAGATCCTAATTTTAGGAATATTATTAATTATGATAAGTTTTTTGATGATGTAAAAAACGAAGCAACGGAAAAAAAAATAAGAGTAAATCATTTACCAGAAGGGCTAAGACTACTATACCAACATAGAAATGGATTATTATTACAAATTCATGATGATATACTTAATAGAA